CTATGGCTACCGCCAGAAGCCGTCAAAGTCCGGTGGCCTCGACGCCAGTGATGTCTTTCTCGGTGGGCGCACAGTCAGATTGGCTGGCACGCTGTACGGCAAGACTCGCGGTGACCTCTTTGACACACTCGCTGAGTTCCGCGCTGCCCTTAGCCCGACGGCAGCCTTCGCCGAGGGGCCGGGAGACTTGGGCTACCTGCCGCTGAACTTCGAGGACGCCACTCTTGATCTAACCAACTACCCCGAAGGCTTCATCGAGAAGATGATGCGAATGAGGCCACTTGGCACACCTCGAACGCACATCTCCCGCGACAAGGTGGGCGGCGTCAGCAACTTCGGCTTCAGCATCTCGTGGGACGTGATGATGGAAGCCCGTGACCCACGCATCTACGCCCAGTCGCCCGTCGAGGTGTTCTTTGACGCCACTGGCAACACCAACGCTGGCTCTGGCACGGTCATCAACCGTGGTGCCTATCCCGCACCGCTGAAGGTCGAGATGTTCGTCGGCTCAGGATCAGCGGATCGGGTCATTGAACTCACCGCGTTCGGCTCCGTGGTCAAACTCACGGTGCCCGGTCCATCGGGAACCGACCGAGTGCTGCGCTACGACGGCGTGGAGAAGTGGGCTGTGCTCGAAGAGGAAGGCGTCGAAGTGCTGCGTATGGACCTGTTGGAGTTCCCTTCGGGGCTTCAGCATCCACTCGTGCCAGCCGGTCAGTCCTCATTCTCGTGGACCAGCAAGGACATCGCAGGCGTAACCAAGTTGGTCAATAGCCAGTCGCGCTTCTTCTTCTGGGAGGCGTGGGCTTGACCCAGATTGGTCGCTTCAAGGACGAGGCGAACTATCGGTGGACCGCCGACCAGCAGGCTGATGTTCAGCATGTCGTAGACAACTTCACCTACGACTACGACGACTTCAAGGGCGACATGTTCGTGCGCTTCGTGCGCGACTTGGGGTCACTCGGTGGACGACCCATCTGGGGCCAGCGGCGGGCGGGCCGACTGCTCATGGTCAAGAAGCACATCGACAATGACGCCACTAAGAACATCAACCGCCGTCGCTACACAATCGCCCACGAGTCGGGCCACCAGTTGGATGCCGACCGACTTGGCTCTAACGAGAAGCAGCAACTCATGGCCCTGATGAAGCCAGATGGTCGCTATGACAACTGGCGCGAGGGAGCGTATGAGTGGATGGCAAGTGAGGTCTTTGCGCACGAGTTCGCTCACCTATACATGGGTGGTGGTGGATCGTGGGGCAACATCCTCACGGGTAGCAATGAGTTCTACCGGCGCTCATTCAATGACTCTGCCGCAGCCAAGGCGCTCATCGACACATTCACCGACTCGGATGGTGACGACCACGACGATGACGATGACGGCTCGCTGCCGGTCACTGTGTGGCTGCCCGCCAAGGACCTGTCACGACGCAAGAAGCCCGATGGTACGAGCAAGCAGGGGTCGGGCCGTGATGAACACCTGCCGATGGGTCGCATCCCGTATGGCCCCGCTGGCGGTGTCGTCAACTGGATATACGACGCACTCCTGAAGTTCGACGCGGACTTCCCCGACGACATCGAGACGATCAACACGGCCAACTTGGAGTTGACCGTGATCGGCGCACCGGGTGGCACGACGCACCTCATTGGCAGTGGTGACAAGTCTGTGTTGCGTGCGCAGCGCGTGCTTCAGGACTGGGCAGAGGGCAATAACGAGGAAGGCGAATGGGACAGCAGCGATTGGGTCAATCCATCAGTCTCATCCAACGTCGCCGCGCTTGGTGCCGTCGGCTCCAAGGTGACTGGCACACGGATGGCCTTCGACGTGATGGCTCACGTGAGGCAGTGGGCACCGTCACGAGTGGCAGTGGCCGGATTGGGCGAGGGCAAGGGCAACCCGAACCACGGCCAACTGCTGACGATGGCCCGGACGGACAAGATCGACGGGGCAACGGAGTTCGGTTCGGGTGAGAATGGCACCACTGCCTACCAGCCCCGGCTTCGCATCGAGTACACACCCAAGAGTTCCAACCCGGTAGGTGAGGCCATTGGCCCTGCCGGTGAAATCAACACCAACATCTTCCACTTCGAGGGCGAGTACAACCTGCCCATCGGCGAGGACGTGCTGGGCAAGGTTGAGATACAGGTCAAGCGGGCAGGAGGAAGCAACGTATGGACCCCCGCAGAACGTCTCGCTACGGCGAACGAGGAAAGCCTTGGCATCTTCTCGACCGCATCCTCGGCTCAGGGGGCACCCGCATGGGTGGTCGGAGTGGGCTACGAGTGGAGGTTCAGAGTCCGGTCGAAGAGGTCGGGCAAGCAAAGCGAGTGGACCGATTGGCTCGCCTTCTCAATAACGAACACAGCCCCCACGGTGTCGGCGACTTCGCTGGGGTCCAAGCAAACACTCGACGGCGTTTACTTCGGCGGCCCATTCACAGGTCCAGCCACCCCAGCCATAGCGGACAGCATGAGCACCCCCGCAGGCTTCGCACGGATGTCCATGTGGATGGCCTACTGGAAGGGACTGGGCATCCCGGCCTTCACGAGCGCCGTGAACCTGATGGTCGAGATGAACATGCGCGGCGCGATCTTGATGGGCCTCGATTGGAACAGCCCGTACTACGAACTGCCCGCCGACGTTGAGGACAAGTTAGACATCCTCATCGCCAATGGCATCACTCCCTATCTGGGTGTGTGGCTGAAGCAGTTGGACAGCGCCGAACTGACCCTCGCACTGGGCGCTTGGGCTGACGGCAACGGCAAGTGGGGCGGCGTTGTCGTTGACATCGAAGAGGCGTGGAAAACCTACCAATCAGACCACCCGGTCACAGCCGAAGCCAACCTAGTCGCCTTCGAGACTGGGATGCGGGCCGTGATGAGTGGCAAGCCACTGGCCTACTCGTCATACGGCACGGTGAACTTCCACACCGACATGAACTACCCGCTGCTGGACGACCACTTCGACCTGTTCCTTGGCCAGATTTACTCCGACACCAAGGCCGAGAACACGGTGGCCGGTATGACCACCTCGATGAACCAAGCGTTCAACCAGTACAACAACATGGGTTTGACGCTCCCCTACATCCCGGTGATGAGTGCTTATGGAAGTGGGGCCAATGCCCCCACTAGACGCTACTTCGCTGAGAGAGCACTCGAACAGAAGGGTGGTGTGTCCTTCTGGAAGTACGCCACGACCATCAACTCTGATGTCCGTGCGGTGTTTGCATCCCTACCGAGGGACCTGCCCGGCACTCCTGTGCCCCAGCAACTCAGGGTTGTCGGGCAGCGAACTCAACTCAGGCCCGAAGCGGAAGGCAACCCGGCTTGGGCGAACGATATTGGCACCCTGTGGGACACGGGTGAAGTGGCCCTTAACAGCAGCGAGCACGAGAACCTGCGGGTTCGCCGGTTGTACCGAGGCCAGCGCCTAGAGGCAGGCACCTACACCTACCGCGTACAGGTGCAGGACAGCCTTGGTGCGTGGTCAGCGTGGGACTACGCCACTGTCACCCTGACCGACCCATACCAGCCCGACTCCGGGGCCATCGACTACCTGTCGCAGTACCGCCAGCAGTCCAAGGTGCGCATCCGCATCTTCGACATGGACGCCAACCGTGGGCCGGGTGAGGTCAAAGCCATCATCTACGACGCCCAGCACATCGGTGCCTCGACTGTGGCCAATGATGTCGGCGAGTTCTATTTCACTGTCCCGACCATGCACCCGCAGGCGTCGGAAATCGAGCCACTTCAACGCCACTACGCCTTGGAGTTCTATCGCGGCGGCATCTGGAAGCCCTTGTTCGAGGGCGTAATCATGGACATGGACGCCGACGAGGACGAGGTGGTGTTCTACGGCCTTGACTACATGGGCCTGCTGTCCAAGAACGTGGAGACAGCGTTCTTCACCACCGACCAGCCAGAGAAGAGCATCGACAGCGGCGGCTCGAAGTACATAGACAAGACGATTTCCTATGTCATCAAGGACCAACTGCAAAGAGGTCACGACCTAGAGGACAGCACCATCGGCTTCATCGAAGTCGAGGCTACTGCTGACCACGTGCTCATGGAGTCGATCCCCTCGAAGGTGACGATCAACGCCGCCTTCAGAGAGCGACTGGGCTTCATCCTTGGGCTGATCCAGTCGGCCAAGCAGGGCACCGGATTGAGGTCACGGCTGTGGCCTGAGCGCACCGCTGATGGCACGTACCAGTGGCGCTACAAGAACAACGCGGGCACTGAGCGCGACAACCTGCGCCTGCGCTACGGCGAACTGGTGCAGGGCTTTCGCGTGGTCTTGCTCGGCGACTGGGCGGCAAGGGTCTACGGAGTGGGGCGTATCACCAACGAGGTCAAGCCGCGCTTCAAGATGGCCAACGCACCGGGTATCGACACCGGCATCTGGGGCAACGTGGCCCAGCCTGCGGTGTGGAATGACCTCATTGACGAGAACGACCTTCAGCGCCGAGTCAAGCAGTTGGCCTTGGAGATGGGCAAGTTCGGCAAGAGCGTGGCCCTTGGGCTGCGCGTCTCAGGCATAGAGGTGTTCGATGGCTGGAACCTACTCGACAACGTGCCTGTGGAAATCCAGCGTGGTGCTGTTGACACAACGCGCTACGGCTCTGGGTATTGGACCATTCAGGGTGTCGAGTACCGCCTTGAACCGGATGGTCACGACGAACTCACGCTGGCAATCAAGCCACGCGAGGACTCGACCGCACCCGACCCTGACCTAATCCCCTCACACCCCGTTTCCAACGCTGGTGAGTGGACGGAGACGGTCGGCGAGAACCTGATGCTGACCTCAGCCACGGTACTGCGCGACGACGGGACGGTGGCCGCAGTCGTCACCGCCCAGTGGGACCCTCTCGACGTAGAGAACTTCGACCTCTACGCCGTGCAGATAGCGCGGGTCGATCTGGAACTGGACGAGGAACCAGATGACGCTGACTTTCAGCACGCGCTCATGGCCACCACGCCCAACGCCACCATCGACTTCGAGGACATGCTGCCTGATGAGCAGTACGCCGTGCGTGTCGGTGCGTACGACACGATGGGCAACTTCACCGGGTTCAGTGATCCGACTGTCATTACTGCCGCGACCGACAACACCATCCCGCCCGTACCCGCTGGACTCTCCGTGGGCGGTGCAATCAGGTCACTTGTCATCTCGTGGGAACCCGTCGGTGCTACGGACCTAGCGTTCTACGAGGTGAGTTACAGGCTCAATGGCACAAGTGACCCGTTTGTGACCATCCAGACTGGGGCCACACTCATCTCTATCACCGGGCTTCAGGCCAACGATGCAGGCACCATCAAGTACGACGTGAAGGTCAGGGCTGTTGACCTCTCGGAAAACCGCTCGGCCTACGGACCAACCGTGGTGGGCACGCCCAATCAAGTCACGGGTGGGGTCATTGCGCTGGGCAGCATCAGCACTGAGCACATCGACACCGAGGGCATTGACGCTGGTGTGATGACCACCGGCTACATGTCCATCGGTGAGCCTGCCGTGCCTGAGCCACCGCTGCCACCCGGTAGCCCGCCTGTGTTCGTGGTCTACAACGGTGCAGGCGTAGAGATTGGGCGCATTGACAGCACGGGTATGTACTGGCAGGACCCGACCAACACCAACCGCAGGATGCGCTTCCTCGATGGCGTGTTGGAGTTCAGCAACGACGGTGGTGCCACGTGGACTACGGCCATCAACGCCGACGGCATCCTCGCCAACAGCCTGCTTATCGGCCACATCCCCGGCGGTCACAACCTCATCCCGAACTCATCCTTCGAGTTGGCCGACTTCATCGGCGCAGGCTCGAAGATGTGGGACGTAACGGGTGACTGGGACGACAAACTGGCAGGTAGTGTGCTCATTGACGACACCACTGGCGACCTGAAGATGACGAGCGTGACGTACTGAGATGGCGACCTACTACTGGGACGTGTGGCGTGACAGTTGGTACTCACGCCAGAACGGATCGGTCGAACTGGGCAACGGATTGGGGCCACGCCTTCAGGTAGGCAAGAACACGGGCACCGATGATTACGAGAACCGCTTTGCCATCTCGTATCAGGAGCCAGCGGGCTTCAACTATGCCGAGACAGTGGTGTCAGCCACCATCTACCAGAAGGTGCGCGGCACGGCAGGCTGCTTCTCGATGGGCGGTACGCCCAAGGTGCTGATACGGCGCTTCAGTGATCCAGACGAAGTGGTCACCGAGAACGCACAGGGTGGCGAATGCACCCTGTCCGGGGCAGGCGCGGCTGCTACGGAGTGGCCGGGGCCTACGACCACATCGACCGGCCAACTGCTGTGGGACGGCGGCGGGTGGGCTGTGAACGACATCGTGTCCAAGGATGTGACCGCATTGTTCACGGCATGGGCGGCAGCCAAGGCTGGTGGCACTGACAAGTTCGGCCTCGCCTTCTGGCCCAGCAACGCAGCGGGCAATGCCGAAGAGCAGATCACCGCACGCAAGGTTGCCTTCACGTCGTCTGATAGCACTGGCGTGCCCTTGTTCGACGGAGGCAACGGGCCATACATGGTGGTGGTTACTGCTGCTGCAAACACCCCACCTGATGCTCAAACCGTGGGCACTCCCACCGGCGGCGTCCGGGTACCGGCTGGCACATCGCGGTCCTTCACTGGCAGGTACTCCGATGACGATGATGTCTACCCTGACTTTGACTCAATGACATCACTGCACATCGTGGTGGCCACGTCCAACCACGTGGCGGCGGGCACTGGCAAGTTGGACACGGGCGTCATCTACGACGTAGACAGTGCGTCCTTCACACCTAACAGCCAGTTCACTTGGTCAGCCACAAGGACTGTCTCACCCCAAACGGGTGGCACCACGTACTACTGGCAGTACGCCGTCACCGACTTCAATGGCCCCACGAAGGGTGGCTGGTCCACGGTGTTCAGTTACGTGGTTGACCGCATACCCATCACCACCAAGGTGAGGCCGACGTAATGGCTTCCTTTGCTCGCATCCACAATCTCAATGAGGCCGCCAAGTGGACCGCTGGTGGCGCTCATGCGAAGCCGCGCTTGGAGTTCACGGTCAGCGATCCTGATGGTGACTCCATTGACTCGGTGATCCTGCGTATCTACACCGCCAGCGCGGGCGGTGTGGCCGACGCAACGTACACGCTAACGGCTGGCACCTTGGCTGCTGCCCTGTCGGCGGGCTACTACGACACGCCGTACTTGATGAAGAACAAGGATCAGGCCAGCAACGAGCGGTGGTGGACCATTGAGGCCACTGCTGGTGGTGCTAGCAGCGGTGAGTCCACGCGCACGGCCTTCAAGGTGTGCTGGGCGCAGGCTGAGTACGAGTTCGCCGTACCGGGTGGCGCATCATCGTCGGGCTGGACCTTCGGCTCTGCCGCTATGCCTGCCAACACCCACTCCGCCTTCCTGTTCAAGAGCAATGCCAGTGCTGGTGGGGCTGGCGGGACGTACAGCAACGACATCAGCACTGTGACCCCAAACAACTACGTCAACGTCCTCGTGCGGCTCTCGACCGACGTGGCCGGTACGCAGCCTGCTCTGGCCAACATGACCTTCTCGTACACCACGTCTGCTTCTCAGCCTGAGAAGTGGGTGTCGGCTCCGAGTGGTGACTGGGCGCTCGACCCGTCGGGCTACCGCTACGGCACCAAGGGCTTCAAGTACATCGTTGATGAGAACGTCAATGACCGCACTATCTATCCGTACAGGGTGACATCTGGTGATGACATCGAGGTTCAGCCCAACACCGACTACGTGCTGTCCTGTTACACCAAGACCGATGGACCTGTCGGCGCAGGCAGCGAGGCTCGCCTTGAAATCTACGCAGGTGGTGGCTTTACCACGCTGCTCGCGCAAGGCACGGTGGCGGGTGACGCACTCAACGATGGACCGGGCGCAACGGTAGACACCTCGTCCTACTCAGAGGGCTGGCAAAGGCTCCACTTGCGCTACTCCACTGGGCCGGGGCAGACCACCCTGCGGCCAGTGTTTCGTTACGACAACGGTGGTGCGGGCAATGGCGACATTGGCTGGGTCGATGCCTTCCAGTTGGAAGAGGGCAAGGTCGTCAGCCCGTGGCACGCAGGCCAGTTGTCCAACGCGGGCGTGCTGGATAACTACGGACTCATCCTCGATGCCATGAACGGTGCTGTCGTGTTCGCTCGCGCAAGCGATGGGGCCACCGCTACACTCGATGACATCGTGCATGGTGGTGGCGGTGGTGGCAGCATGGACTACGCCTACGCCTTCTTCGTGGGGAACTGATGTTTACTCTCCAAGCATCTGACGAACTACACGGTGTGGCTTCTTCGGCGTCGAAGATCACGTACACCATCTTCGGCTATCTAAAGACCACCAACTCGTATCGCATCCTTGCCCAAGGGCAACTGGCCGGTGCTGTTGCGTCCATCTTCAACCCCACCGAAGAGACGCTTATCAGCACCATCGCGCTGGTCAACACCGACTCGGTGTCACGCACCTTCACGCTGTACGCCAACGGCACGGCTGCTGCCAATCAGATCACGGGCACCGTGACACTGGGTGCGGGCTATCGCTGCACACTCAGCAACGAGGGCTTACGGGTCACTGATGCAAGTGGTGTCTTGCAGGTAGCGGTCGGCTCAGGCGGTGGCCTGTCGGACGGAGACAAGGGCGACATCACCGTGTCAGGCACAGGCACGGTGCTGACCGTGGACAACGATGTCGTCACCTTCGCCAAGATGCAGAACATCGCCACCGACCGGCTGATCGGACGCGACACGGCGGCGACTGGCGACCCCGAAGAGGTGTCGGTCACCAACGGCTTGGAGTTCACGGGCGGCCCAGCCATTGGCATCGCCAACAATGGCGTCACTTACGCCCGGATGCAGGACATCAGCGCGACTGCTCGCATCCTCGCTCGCATCACCGCTGGCTCAGGCGACCCCGAAGAGGCCACCATCCAGCAGATACTTAATCTCCTGCTCACCACCCGTGGTGACCTCATTACCCGTGATGCCAGCAACCCTGTACGCAAGGCGCTTGGTGCTGCGAATACCAAGTTGGTCAGCGATGGCACTGACATCCAGTGGGCAGTGGCATCAGGCTGCGAGGTCAGCCGTGCTACGCAGGCGGTGACCACCGGAACTACGCCAGTCATCTCGTTCACCGATGCGGACACGACTGACACCGATGCCTACCACGACCCGGCCAGCAACGCTTCGAGGGTTGTGGCTCCATTCACCGGGCGGTACTCGGTTACAGCCACAGCCAATCACGAGGCGGATGCAAGCACGGCGGGCGCTCGCAGGGCGTACCTGTGCAAGAACGCTGCCGGTACGGTGGACACCACGCAGGCGAAGTTGCTGTCTACGTCATGCCATCTCGCGGGTACGGGTGCAGGCACAGGCGGCATTGCCCTCGCGTGGACTGGGCGGTTGACCGCTGGCGATTACGTCGAGGTGTTCTACAACCAGACTTCGGGCACAAGCAGAAACGTGGCCGCTAAGTTGACGATGGAGTTCTTGGGGGCGTAGATGGACCTGCTGCCGGTTCTCGTTCCGGTTGTCGGCGTACTTGCGACAGCCATCACTGGCCTCATCACGGTCTATGTGGCCCGTAAGAAGGGACTGCCTGACCTCAACCGCGAGATTGAGTCACGCATGGGCGTGCTGGTCAAGACTTTGCAGGACCAGTTGGATGCTGCGCAGGAGCAGTACAAGGAACTGGCCAGTGATTTCAATGACTGCAAGAGCAATCTCGAAGAGGCGTTGACTGACAACAAGCGTCTCTATCGCAGGCTGCGACTGGCAGAGGGCGACCTGCGTGACCTCTATGGTGCGGCAGGCAAGGACATCCCACGACACCTAATCAACCCGGAGAACAACAACCATGCTGAGTGAACTCGTCAACGGGGTAGTCCAAGTAGCAGATGCCCAGTCACTTTTCGTCACCATCGTTGGTGGTCTTATTGGTGGGGTGATGGCCTCGTTCTTTGCGCCATCGCACACGCTGCGTGCGGTGGGCTGGTACGTCATACACATCACTTTCATGTTCAACTCGGTGCTCGCCCTCTTCTGGGTGGGCCGTGTCACCGTGGCCGTGGTTAGCCGTGATCCACTGTGGGGGCGCGTCGTCGGGGGTTGGCTGCTGATGCTGGCGTTCACATCCTGTGCTGGCATTGGCATCTACCTTGGGCTACGATTGCGAACACGCATTCGTGAAGGGAAGAGTGATGCAGCAGCAGTTCGGTAAGGTCATTGCCATAGGCACCGAGGTGCAGATTGCCTTGGTGAAGTTGGCCCTCGATGAGTGCGTCAACATGGTGACCCCATTGCAGGATGTACTTCCTAGGGTCTACACCATCGAGTTCAAGGCACCCGACCTGATGATCGAGGGCGGAGCCATCATCCCCGGCTCGAAGTCAGCCACTCGACCAAACGGCATCGCCGCAGAGGGCTTCGTCAAGGGTTCCAGCCTGCTTTGGATCAACGCCAAGGTCGCCAAGGACAAGCCGTGGCGGGCACGTCACATCGTGCGCCACGAACTCAGCCACATCCTGCCCCTGTCCTTGGACAAGAAGAGCGAACTGATGAGCCTCATGTGGAATGAGAGTGGCAAACACCCCACCAAGTGGCGCGGTCAGATATATCAGGGCCGACCCGAAGAGTGCCATGCCGACACACTGGCCGAGGCCATGTCGGGAAAGGACTCACCGTGGGACGACTTCGCTTTCTTCATGCTCGATGTCAAGGACACAGACGTTCACAAGTTCTTGGACATTACCTTCCGCGTGGACCCGGTGACACCGCAGCCACCCCTGCCACCGGAACCTGAACCTGAGCCAGAGCCTCTGCCACCTGAGCCTGACTATGTGACCGCATTGCGGTTGAACTTGCAGGAGCGAGAGGCGCGGTTGAACACAATCGCGTCTATCTCTGCGCTGCCCAAGTAGGAGTAGGAATGGACGACATTACCTTCGCAGTGCTCTTGACCGCTGCTGGTGCGGGCATTGCGGCTGGTCTGGTGACCAGTTTCGTGTCGCTGCTAAAGACGGTGTTCGACAAGTTCACCACGTGGGACCCGAACGGGATGATCCTCGCGTTCACCTTCTCGGCCATCCTCTACGTGCTTGCTGCCATCAGCACCAAGGTGGACTCTTTGGACAAGGGCTTGGTCGTGTTCATCGCGTGGCTGACGTGTGCGACCGCCGCCATCGGCATCCACAAGGTCATCGTCAACCCCATCGTGGACAAGATCAACGAAGGCAACGAGGGCTAGATGTACGCAGGAGAAATCGTCCACGTCTGGTGGCGTGGCGTATGCACCGCAGCCATGATCGTGGTGCCCGACCTATCAGACCAGCAGTCGCCTGACCTACTGCGCTTTGAGCGTGGCGGTATGACGCAGCACGTGCGCTCGTCACACGGCAAGCATGGTGAGGACTTGCACTTCCATTACCTGTCGGAATGCCCAGACATCACTGGACAGGTAGTAGATAATGCAATGACGCCACTTGCCGTGGAGCCAGAGGAAGAGTCGCCCGAAGGGGATGAGCCTCTGACTGACGAGGAAGCGGATGATGAGGACGAAGAGAACGATGTCGGAGTCAACCAGCAAGTTCAAGTCAGCCGCCGAGCGCGAACAAGAGGCGTATGAGAACGCTCATACCCCCATCGAGCGGCAGTTCACGTCAGCAGAACTGGCCGAGTCGGAAGGCACCAACCCCGCAGCGGGGCCAGTGCTGGCACCAGAGGCAGGACTGAGCCGACGTGACCCCAATCTCGACCCGAACGTCAAGCGCAGCGTAACGACCAGCACTGCTGGCCCAGCGCGAACCGAGACGACACGGGCCGTGGCGCGTGATGCGGGTCTGGTCAACGAGGCCACCGCTGACAGCCCGCAGACCTCGACCAACACCTTTGGCTTCAACGAGTCGAAGGAAGCGCGTGACGCACGTGTCCGTGCCGAGAACGAGAAGCGGGCGAGTGCTCCCAACACCACGTCAAGTGGCGCGGAGCAGGACGACAAGGGCAAGACCAAGGCCGAAGTCGTGACCTCGATGAAGGCAGCGGATGCCAAGATCGAGGCCGACGAGAAGGCCAAGGCTGACGCCGAGAAGGCCGCAGCCAACCCCAAGTAGCCCACCCGACGGCAGCAGAAAGAGGGCGGATGCACCCCCGCCCTCTTTTTGTTTGCCCAACACAAAGCCCCGGTGGATGGACGTTCACCGGGGCTAAGTGAGCAACAGGTTTATCCCCAAGCAAGGGACTCGCCGCTAAGAGTCTATCGACTCTTCCTCTTCAAGTGCAAGTGGTAGTGACTCAGGGTCTTTGCTCTCTTCTACGTCCTCAGTCTTAGTGAGGCGTAAGACACCGTTACTGTCGATGGTTGCAATGGAGCCACTTAGCAATGCTCTGCTGGCACCACGCAGTTGGGCTTCATCTACATAGTCGAAACGCTGATCGCTGTTCAGCACTTCGAGCAGCGTCTTGTAGGACGCAGGCCCAGTCTCCAATGCCCCCACTACCCGCTCACCGAGTGACACGTCAGGCTCAGAGAGGACGATGCGCCGGAAGGTGAGCGTGTCGGTCACGTCATTCCACTCACTCGTCAGGGTTACCTCGCCGCCCGGTATCTTCGGGCCGACGTTCGCCTTGCGGTGTTTGAGTGTGAGTTGTGAGCCGTCCATTGCCTCGGTCGTGTCGATCAACTCGAAGGCGTTACGCACCGTGTTGTACTTGGCGACGGAGCCATACGGCTTGCTCGCTCCTGCCCGCCCCTTCTTCTGGTCCTCGCCACTGATGTGGTCGATACACAGCACCGTGCAGTTGAGCATGCGCAGGGCACGGAAGAACCTGATCGCCGCCCACGCAGGGTCAGCGCCCGCACCCGTAGGTGCCATGCTCATCATCACCGAGTCGATGATGAGGAAGCCAATGTCGTTCTCCACCACGGCGGCAGCGATGTAGTCAATCTCGTTGTCGAGTGGCATGTCGAAGTTCATGTACTTCACTGGTGCCCTGTCAGTGAGGCCAATGCCACGGCTGGCTGCCGCTATGCGATGAGCGACATCACCCTCGTCAGTCTCCCAATCGCAGTACATCACGTTGCACTGCTTCGTCACGTTGCCCAACCACTTCTTGCCGGTCTGCACAGCAGCGGCAATGGACGCTGCGATCTTGCTCTTACCTGTGCCGCCTGCCCCGTACAGGATGGTGACCTTGTTCTCAGGCAGGAGATAGGGAATGACGTGGGGCTGGACTGGTACGGCTGTGACTGTCTCGATAGGCACCACTATGGGTGGCCGGTTCTCCATGTCCATGATCGTGGCCACCAACTTCTCGACCACGATGTCCCAGTCAATGGCCGCACCACCGGGTGGCGCTGGTATCAGTGACCCCAATCGCTCGGCGAAGGCTTGGCGTGAGCGTGACGACAGGAAGTCGAGCACGTCGGTCGTGATGTAGCCCGACATACCCGGCACCGTGCGAGCGCCGTTCATCCTGCTACGCACCGTCACCCTGCCCCGTATGCCCCACGTGGTGGTTGCCATGTGGCCAACCTCGAAGCGCATCAGTTCGGTCTGATCGTCAGCCACCGTGAAGATGTAGCCCATGCCCGTGCGGGCAAGGTTCATATCCAGCGTCACCGCTGCACCATCTTGGCCAGAGCCAGTGTTCCCACGCCTCTCCCCCCGTTGTACGCCTCACACTCAGGCGACTTGCACCACACCCGCTGATCGTCCTGCGCCACGCTCAGTGACGCCTTCCTGTCCTCGTGGAAGGGGCACCTGCACGACCTGCCGGGTACGGCCTGCACCCCCAGAGCATCGAGCAACTGCACTGCGCTGCCCGTGTCGCCGTAGTCCTTGCGCTGGCGGTAAACGCCGAGGTCACGCGGGTACTCAACCGGCGCATCAGCAGCCAGTGATCGCAGCACCGACCACTCCGTGTACTGGACGGCAAGGCACACGTCGATCAACTTAGTGAGGTGATTGCCGTCCATGTCGATGACTGGAAATCTCTCGTGGGTCTTGGGGTGCGTCATCAGCGGCAGCCTCAATGCCCCCACTCCCCACGGGGATGTGCTGGTCTTGGGGAATACCTCACACGTGTCGAGGATGTCCTTGTCGGTGAGGCGTATGGCCTGCTCCAACGCCTTGTGCATGATGCTGGCTGGCCCTTCCTCACGCGCTGTCACCCACAGGTGGACACCACGATTGGACATAGCCTCGATGGTCGGGATGCCCAGCCCTGTCAGCGTGTCACGCACTGCCTCGTACTGAGCAGGGTCAGCGTGATCGAAGTCGATGGCCCCGATGTGGGTCACCATCTTGTCGCCGTCCAGACGTGCGGTGTACCCGGATACGGCCCACCGCTCACGGTACGCCTGCTCTAGCAACTCAGGCGTAATGGGTTGCGGGATGTGCGCCCTGCTGTCCTTGACGTATGCGTCGTAGGTGGCGCAGAAGAGGTCGGCTAGTTGCCATAGCCCAGCGTAGGTGAGTGCGTCCATCGGTATTCCTGTTGCTAGCGGGGTGAGTTCAGTGGCCCCGCAGTGTTTGCACCACCACGTAGATGATGCCGACGATGATAGCCAGAATGGCCAGCGCGATGCCGACCACCTGACCAATCACGAAGAGCATGAGTGCGAGTTCGAGCCAGTCCATTACACGTCACCCGGAACCGGCACGAACGGCCCGTTCTCCTTGCAGTTGCGCTCACTGCACCGGATACGTGCGGCGTATGGGCGGTGTGGTGGGTTCTTGGTGACACCGGCTGCGGTGTAGCGCGGGATGCCACCGTGCAGGGGGCAGGACCACACCAGCCCAAGGTCCATCGCATCCTGCTCGACTTCCTCGGCAGTGCGAGTGTCGTCCTGTGTGACCACACCCTGCGGAGCGGCAGCCTGTGGTGCCTGCCCTGCGTAGCGTGTGCCCGCCTGCTGCTGCACCGTCTGCGTTGGTGCCGCTGCTACCGCAGCATTCAGTGCGTCGGCTGCGTCGTCGGCCTTGTCATAGAGGTCACGAGCAATGCCCCACTGAACAGCGGCCCGCTTGAACGCATCACTGTGTGCGCCCTTCACCGGCTCGATGTTGCTTGGCACACCGGCATCGAACTTCCAGACCCACTCGCCGTTGACGTTGATGCCAATGCCCGCACGGACACCCTCGCCACCTGCACCCTCGACGTTCTGGAACACGCTCTGCCAGTTGGCAGGCCCGACCACATCATCGAGCACGTCCTGCACGTAGCGAGCGTCCACGTAGGACAGCATGAGCGGCGCACCATCCGGCCCGTAGGCAGGCTGGCCACTCTTCTTCATCGCCATGCGCTGCTTGATTTCCTCAACTGGCGTCTTACGTCCGAGGTCAGCCAGCACTGCCGGTGCCACACCACTGAGCGCGATGTTCGTGCCCGGAATGACGGTGCCTGTGGCCTTGGGGGGTGGTGCCTTTGAGGGCTTGGGCTGGGGCGGCGGGTTGTCGATTTCTTCCTGCTGCTGCTCTTCGTCCATCGTCTCGTCGTCTATCTCGGTTGTCACTTCGTCCACCTTCCCTTGATGAGTGTGTCAATGGTAGGCGTGGCCATCTGCCAATGGGCAAACGTCACCATCGCCTTGAATACCTCGTAGATTTCGGGGTTGACCTTCACTTCGATCAACTCCCACTCCGTGTCGGAGAGATGCAGTACGGCCAGCCCGTCTGCTGAATGGAGCCACTTGGTGGCCTTTGCATCCTCGACATCATCCTTGCCCACGAACTCGCCGAGTCCGTAGCCCATGAGTTGCAGCACGTGGTCAACGTAGACAGCCTTGCCTGTCTTTATATCGACCACTAGGCGGCGCAGCACCCCACCCCACTCAATCTCGATGCCAATGTCGAGTGACCCTGCGTACCCAAGCGTCAGGTTCCAGACCTGTTGCTCTTGCAGGATGATCTTGGCACCCGTGACCGTAATGAAGTCGTAGAACTGAGACAGTGGACCCTGCAACTCAGGCTCCACGTGCATGACCGCACGTCCTGATGCTGCTGCCTCGTGTACTGCGGTGCCTCGATTGGCTGCCGCGTCACGCTCGCTTGTGCCCAGAGTGCGCAGCCACTTGCCCGCTACGTCCGGGCCTTCCTCTGCCACCTGAGCATCGAGCGCCACCGAGTTGTTGACCGCAGCCTTGACTACCTGCTCGACCATCCATGTCGCCAAGGGGAAGGGCACACCAAGCAACCGTCGCAATGAGGTCACTGACGGCAAGTCTCGGCCCTTCCACTTGTATGTGCGTATGCCTGACCGCTCGTCGGTCTTGGCGTTGCGTGGACCTGCCGCTGCCTTCGTTGCCATTACCTTCTCACCAACCTGATCGTGCGTGGGCTACCCGGAATATGGGTGATGCGCTCGTTGTCATGCAGTTCGCGCAGCCTGCTCTGGATGAGGCTCGGCGACGATATGCCGAGGCCATCTTGGATTTCCCTCACAGTGGGGGAGAACCCATGCTTCTCGATGAAGTACATCAGATAGGCATAGACCTCATCCTCTGTCACCTTCCTCTGTCTGCTCATTCGGCTTGACTCCTGATTAGCACTGGTGATTGAACGCTACGTCCGTTGTATGCCTCGGTTGGGTGTTCGTCACGGTTTGGTGGTGGTCCCATTCCTTCGTCCCACGGCTTCCCAAAGGGGTACTTGTCCAGCGCCCCGCTGTAACGCCTCACGTTGGTGCGCATTACCCTCACCAAGCCCACCTGTTTGATCGCAAGGCGTTCGTACCTGACCACCTGCCACGGGCCATAGGCCAGCAGCCGGTTGCCTCGTTCGTCCCACACCTGCCACGGGTCAGCCACCAACTTGCGCAACTTCTCTTCGATGAGGACCGTTGCTGTGCCGATGAGCGCCGAGTCAGGTACCTCAACGTCACGGTATGTCACTAAGTCCATCGTCTCTCTTCGGCCTTCCGGGGTACGTGTGCCCCACGTGATACCAACCACAGTTGGGGCAGCGGTATGCCCTCACTACCCGCTCACCGTGGTTCGCACCGTTGTTCCTGCGTGTCCGACGTGCTGCCTTTCGTGCCTTGGCTGCCGTGTCGTACGAGAACTTGGTGGTGCCATTGAGGTTCTTGCAGTCCTCACGTGGCTCGAACTCAGACACGTTTCCATCCCAGCATGTACGCCAGTTCCACCAATAGGGCCACGCCAATGATGTTGGCAGGCCACGGGGCTACAACCACGACGGCAGCGAGGATGCCCAACACGATGGGCCATGCTGCTTTCGCGTCACGCGAGCCAGCCACCCTGACACGCACTGACTCCACGATCTGGCGGGCTTCCTCACCTATGTGAGTGCGGCCCTCGAACTCTTCCTCTGGTGTAGTCGCCATGTGTTTCCCCTTTACTAAACAGTACGGACATATTAGAACGTACGTTCAGTTTGTCAAGGCTTTAGGACCACGCACAGGTGAGCGGGATTGGCACACGCCTTGTTGGCACAGGTCTGGACTACCGACTGGATGGCCAGCCACTCGACGTGGAGCAAGCGCATTGCCATCACATTCCACGGCCTGACACCATTGGCACCCTTGTATTCCCAGCACCCCGTGTCAGTGCAGACGGTGAGGCGTTTCCATATCCACGCAGGGATGCGGTAGTCCTCGAACTGAATGCGGTCGAAGCCATGCACCGAAGGGAAGGTAATCATTCGTCCCACTCCACCAGCACATAGGTTCCGGGCACACCAGCGGTGATGTAGTCCTTACGTGCTTGCACGTGTCTGACCTGAGCGTCATCGAGATACGCCACACCTGTGAGTGCGTCCATTACTGAGCGCACCAACTTGTCGAGGTCGGGCTTGGTTGTCTTGAACTCTGGCGCTGAGGGCAGCAGCCCCTTCTTGCCGTAGTGCCCACGTGGTCGGGCAAACAGGAAGTCCAGTTGCAGGGTCACTGCACCACGCAGTGGTTCACGTATGTGCTTGGCTACCTCGTAGGCAATGGCCTCACGGTAGGTGCGCAGGTCTTTGCCCTGCTGGTCCACCACCACCAGCCTGTTGCCAGCACGGAACGCTCGCTTGCTACCTTGCGGGACAGGGACTCCGTTGACTTCGACTTGAATGTTCGGCATGTCAGCCCAACTTGCCAGTCAATGAGGCCACTTGCTCATCGCTGAGTGAGGTCAGCATCCCGGCCTCATCGTCAGGGTTCGGTGCCCCGGCCACCACCATTGGCCCCACTAGCCGAGTACCCGGCCATAGATTTCCGGCCATGAACGCTGTCGCTTTGGGGTTCATCGGCAGCGGCTCGCCACTGGTCTGGTTCTTCTTCTCTTCGTTGACGAACACACTGACACCACCGAAGGGAGCAGGCAGGGCTTCCAGATCACCCTGCACTGCCTCTTGCAGTGCTTCCAGCGTAGGCTCGTCCTCGCGTACGGTCATGCTCCCATCGGGAGCAATGACTACCCATCTAATCACTTGGTTCTACCTCTTGTGCGGTCTTTGATTGGTTGCCGCCCTTCAGGGCTAGGTATCCGCAGTTGCAAGGTTCGTTGAGGCCCATCGGGAATAAGCATCCGCGCCGGTGGTCTGCGAACGCCCGCCACGGTGCCACGGCCTCGGCTTCGATGGCGAGGACGGGTTCGCGCATCGCCTCGCCGTGGATATATAGCAGCGCCCGTCCTGCCTGTGTCGCTGGCTCATTCACCGTCCGGTCCATCCAACTCAAAGGGATTGAAGATTGGCTGTGGCTTCTCGCCCGACTCCGGTGGCGTGGCGAGCAGGGCGCGTATACCGGCAAGGATGCGAGTCGTGCCGATGGGGTCTTTCGTGTTCGGCTGGCTACGAAGGTCGATGATGATGCCGTAGGCGTCGGCAAGCGCCGCCCGCCACGGCTTCACCGCCTCGGCTTCGATGGCGCGGATGCGCGGCGTGATATTGAAGCCTTCGTCGCGGTTGCCCATGAGCCACTGTTCGATGTCGTCCAGCAGCGCCCGCCCTGCCTGTGTCGCTGGCTCGGTGGTTTCGGGACCGATTAGGTTGTCTAGGGCTGCGTTGTCGTCGCCTCTGATTGAGCGTTGCTTGTCGTTCACTTCTCGCCCTCGGTCAGCGCGGCGCGGAACTCGTCAATCTCGACAACGGTGGCGTCGTCTAGCAGGTGATAGATGGTCTGTCGCAGCAGCGGGTCGTTGGCGTCCCGTATCCGTCGCCCCAACTCCATATCGGCGGCGTGTTCTTTGAGCGCGGCAAGATAGCCCTGCAAACCCGCGCTCTTGTTGTGCCGTTCCAGCGTGTCGAGCCGGTCGGATAGTGAGGCGTATGAGAAGTCGGGGTCGCCGGTCAGCGGGTGGAACTGCAACCGCTTCTCAGCGTTGACTTCGGCACCGCGCTCCATATCGGCGGCGATGGTGGGGTCTGCGGCGAGGGCGCTCTGCGCGATTGACTCCGCGCTCGGAGCGTCGTGGAACTCGTAGTTGTCTATGTAGATTGCAGCCGCTAGGCGGTCCTGCGGGGTCATTCGTCCTTCACCTTGGCCTTCTGCTGTGCTGATCTGCGCCCCTCGATCTTGTCCCAATGCTCTTCGTTCAGGCATACGGAGCACACTCGCACCTTGCCCTGCTCGTACAGCATGGGTCGATTGCTTTGACATCGGTTGCACTTGTCCACTTTCTTTCTCCTTTGCGAAACATTGACCATCAGAATAGAACATGTGTTCGGGTTGTCAAGTACCTCAGCAATGCGCCCACTAACGCACTGGCGCGAAGATGCGACCGTGCTTGTCGGGTCCGGTCTTGGCTGCGCCACACGAGGGACACTTGGCTCGGCGGAACCCACCCAAGGCGGGCTGGCCGATGGGCTTTGACACCACGTGATCGCAGTTGGTGCAGCGCCATTGACTTGGTGAGGGGATTGCCTCGACGGGAATGGGCTTGCCGTCGTAGTCGTGGATGCTGGTGGGGAGCGAGGGAACTGAACCCTCTAGCGACACGCCTGAAAGGTCGGAACTGAACCGACTCACCGACACGGACTCCCCATTGCGAACTAACTGCCTCGGATGTGGCCCCTTTGACTCATCACCCGGCATGTCACCCGCCTTCACGAGAACGTAGACCGCCAGTTGATCTGCTTCGGGAATGTTCGTGCTGATTTCCCACCCGTACGCATGACGCAGCGTGTAGATGGTGTCGGCTAGGCGTGTCGTGCGCTGCGGTAGCCCACACTCAGGGCACACCCACTTGTAGACGGCATCGAATGTCTCGATCTTGCCCGCCCGCAGTAGTTCTTGCGCTGCGCCCACGACGATGGGCTGATGCTTATGTGCGGTCATTGCGCCGTCCCTCTCCGATGTTGGGCACGTTCTTGCCGTGCGATGCGATGTTGCTCTTGCCGTGGCAGAAGCACACGCAGGTAGGCGGGTAGTCCAATGGACTCACTCGCCCAAGGCAGTTCAGGTGCCAGCCCTTGGCGCAACTGATTGACACCCCCTTCACGTCACCCATTGCGCTCACGCAGGTCTGCCTTGTAGTCACGGTACTGCTCGATGGTGCGCCCAAACTGACGGTCCTCGCGGTCACGCAGTCCTCTCGCAAACATGCGAAGTCCAAGCCCAAGCCACACGAGTGCGACCAGCCAGAATGGTGGGGCGTATACCTCGGCGGCAATGAAGCCAGCCGTGATGATGATGAGTCCGCCGAATAGCAGGTCGATCATTCGTAGAGTCCTTTCATCCGCTTGCCGAACAAGGTATTGGGGTCACACACCACTTCGCTCTCGCCTCTCTCGGTGAGGTAGCCGAGCACGTCCTTGCGCATGACGTGTGCTTCGAGCACGTAACCCTTGATGTTGCCGACCCGAATGCCCGCACCCCGTGCGAACTTCTTGGCAATCTCCAAGTCGAGAGTCCAAGCAATGCCGGTCGGTGTGTTGACGGTGGTTTCACCGCGATAGACAGTGAGGGGATTGTCCTTGGGCAGACGCTTGCCATCGGTGATGACGCGGTTGCGGTGATGTCTCTTCGCCTCGTGCCACACCTTTAGGTACGCAACCTCGGTGTCATTGGGGTCACTGCCCCGCCACAGGTCAGCGATGTTCTCGTACACCCACTCGGCGGGCATGTGATCGAGGGCGAACTGGAACCGTGCGTATGACCCCACTAGGTGGGTTGCTCGCTCGGCCTCGACCTCGCCCGACACAATCCTTTCGTGCCACCTGTCGGCAGAGGTCAGGTCAGAGGCGATGACGTGAGCCGTAATGAAGGGCAGCGAGGGGTCTGCCTCACGCAACTCCTGCGCCTTGGCGTCCGCATCCACAGTGAACTGCGCCATTTCAGGCGTGAACCCAATGCGTATCAGGTCGTCGTAGTGCGCACTAGGCATCGTCCTTGTCCTTCTTGGGCATCATCTTGGCGACCAGACCAGTAGCCCGAAGGCGTATCTCTTCGGTGACCTCTTCGGGCGTCTTGCCAGTGGCGTCAATGACGAAGCCCTTGACTCCGAAGTCAATGTCCTCACTACTGACTGCGGTAATCAGCATTGCCTGCTTGATCGCAGCCAGCAGGTCCTCGGCCAGATCGTGGAACGGGGTGGCCCCATCGTGTATGTCTTGGTCCATGCTCATGGCGAGCATCTTCACCACGTCAGGCCCGCCGCTGCCGCAGATAGCGACGTGCAGCGCAGCCTCGAAGCCCGCGAGATAGCCCATCAGCATGGCCTTGTGCGGGTCGGCAGTTATCTCCGCCTTGCCTTCCTTCTCGCTCGCGGTTTCCGCTTCACTCTCCCACAGGTCGATGCCAAGTGAGGCGATTGCCTTGACTATTGCCTCGGCCATCGGCTTGGTCTTGGGGTCGTAGAAGGGCTTGGACTCGGCGTCCTTGTCGTCGGCCATTAGCGCCACTCTCCTGTCTCTGCGTCACGCACCACGATGAACTCGCGGCACTGAATGACAGCACTGTTGTCCTCGAACTCGTCGTAGAAACACGCACTGCTAAGGCCCACCACGGACACCATGCCCGCGAAGAAGGCGATTACCAGCACCGCGATGATGAGTGCTGCTGGCGTTGTGTACTCCCGCATTTCAGTGGTCCCTTTCAGGCTGCGCCGAGTTGCTTGGCTGCCGCTGCTCGCTCTGCCTCACGCTTGACGTTCGCCTTGGCGTGGTACTTGCACATGCGGGCAGTGGGAAACGTGTGGAACGCGACGTACACAATCTCGGTGCCCTTTTTGGGGCACTGGCGGTGCCGCCCGTGGTTGTCCACGACCCATTCGCATTGAGGCATGATCGCTCTCCTGTGCTACGTGAGGGAATGCCCTCACTAGGCAGGGCCACCGCCACCATTCCCACGGGTGGCCCCACCTAGTGAGAGGCGAGCAGGTCACGCTGCTCGCTCTCACTGACACGCTGGGTTACAGCGCCTCGACGGTGACCCGAATGCGCTCCGGGTTGCCGATGGCGTCGAGCGCCGCCTTCGGGACGTAGATCGTCGCGGGCTTGTCGCCGTTGGCGAGAACGCCACCATCTGCGCCGACAAAGCGAACCGTGTTCGTTGTCTCGCGCTCGGTGTCCATGTCCTCGCTGACGCTCTTGGCTGGTGCTGCTGTTGCCATTTCGTGTGTCTCCTTTCGAGACTGTGGTGCCAGTGGCGATTGCCCTGTTGCCTAACCAGAATAGAACATCAGTTCGGAATGTCAAGTAGGTCGTTCTTCTTTGGGTATTCACAAAGAAGAACCCCCTGCGCATACACACACGCGCGAGTGAGGGCAAAGAAAAACCCCACTGCCGAGGTTGGTCAGCAGTGGGGTCAACGTGTCCAGATGCCCGTCTAGACGGGCTTAGGCTACACCCGGATGTGATTGTTCTTGGCTAGATGTTTCATCAGCCAAGACCTACGGGCGAACGTGCGTCCACACATGGGGCACCGCTTGCCTTTCACAGTTCGTCCCTTCGCTCGTCTCTCCACATGCGAAGCCGAAGCGCGATAAACGCGAGGCTCACGCTGAGTGCGATCACTACGGGTACGAGTTGTTCCATTTCATCCACCTTTCTGGGCCGTCCCTAAAGGGACGAGCCGATCACCTTGGCCAGATTGCGGGCGAACTTCCGCATGTCTGGTTCGTACTCAATGGCATCACTGCCGAACATCTGACGCTGGGCCTCGCCGAGTGACGCCATTGCAACGCTCACGACTCGCAGCCCTTGCTTGCGGTAGTAATCAACGACACCCTTGGTGTGTTGATTGCCGCCACTGTATGACCCGTTGCCGTCGCTGATGACGATGACGACACCCTTCTCGTTCGGCATCTTCTCATCGAGAAGATCATCCGCGACATAGGCCACGCAGTAGCCGAGTGGTGTACCACCACTTGGCATGCGCAGGTAGTCGTCAATCCGGTCACGCTTCTCACCGGACTGCCAGATACGGGCCACAAAGTTGATGTCGTCCTCGGCGAAGCCGTAGACACGGGCCGTAGCCCAAGGCAGCCGGTCAAGCGCACCAGCGAGGTCACGGCCCACTTGGGCCGCGTTGCTTCGGCGGTCGAAGCCATTGCCACCACCCATCGAGCCACTAGCGTCGATCACTATGTGAACCCGAACTTTCTGCGGAGCAGGGTTGGTGTTCTTCACGAACACACGCGAGTCACCCGTAGCGACTCGTGAGAGTCGGCTACGGTCCACTCGCCCACTGCGCTGGTGTGTCTCAGGGGCACCGGCACCCTTGCGAGCCGACATAATCACCGCTGCTAAAGCAGCGTGAGCAGTGGGTCGGTCCTCGGTGCGCCAGTCGTAGGAGAACTCACCGTAATCGTCCAACTGCTGCCCTCTTAGGGCAGCCTGCTGGACGTTGTTCTCGTCCTCGGTAACGGAGTTACCGAGTGACATTTCATCGAGCCACTTGTCCTCTACCTTCGGTAGTTCCTTTAGGGTCACTTCCTGCACAATCACGGTGCCACCAGTGGCACCGGGATAGCGCCGCATACGCTTCACGTCACGCTTGCCGCGAGCGTGGGCTTCCGTGAGGTCATCGGCAAGTGAGTCGTTCTCACTGTCGTGAGCCGCATCGGTTATCTCATCGGGGATTTCGGGGATTTCGTTGGTCAGTTCAAGGTCACCATCGGTGACCTCATCCGAGCCAACGTCACCACTCTGCGCAGTCTCACCTTCGGTGGGACTGTCAGCGTCAGTGGGGTTGTCAGACTCGGCATCACCGTCGGTGTCGCCTTTGGCGTCACCCTTCGGCATGTCAAGGTCATTGCCCTCACTGTCGTCGTCGTCGCCTTCGGCGTCAGTCTCACTGCCACCTTCGGACTCGGACTCATTCGGCTCACCTTCGGTGTCGGTGTCGTTGGACTCTTCGCCCTCACCCTCACCGGCTTCGCCGTCATCCGTGGGTTCGGAGTCAGCGTCCTCGCCTTCGCCCTCACCCTCGCCCTCGGTGTCACCTTCGGTGTCACCGTCAGCGCCCGACTCTTCGTCGTCGCCTTCGGCGTCACCACCGTCGCCGTCCTCGTCGTCGCCTTCGGCGTCACCGGGATTGCCCTCTTTGGGTTCACCCTTCTCGCCACCTTCGGTGGGCGGCTCATCGGACTCTTCGCCCTCGTCGCCACCTTCGGTGGGCTGCGGCTCTTCTTCTGCCTCTGGCAGATCGGCAATCCACTCCAAGGCTTCCTCGATCAGCGACACATGCTCCTTCGGAGTGTGTGCTGCTGACATGCTCTCGGCCCACCCACGGATGAAAGCAAGGCTTTCATCGTGACCAGTCCAATCGACGGTCGATGGGTACCTTGTACCCATTTTCAGTGCGTTCTCCCTGCCTTTGGCAGACTTCATGTCGGGCTGGAATGGGGCCACTTTGCCCTGCTCTTCCAACTGGTCTACGACCTGTTGGAACATGAGGTACGCCGTGCACTCCAAGGCAGCGGTGAGCGCAGGGAACTCTTCGAGTTGCAGAGCCTCGATGCGATTGTCGTCACCGACGTTGTGAAGGCTGTAAGCCTTCGGCAAGAGCGGCGAACCCTTCCAGTGGTCCCTAACGGCTTTGCCGTAGGGCTGTGAATGGTTGATGTGGCCTGTTTCGTGGAGAGCAATGCCGACCAGACCGGCAGCCCTTTCACCTTCGGTGAGGTTGGGGTTCAGCAGTACGCTCGTGCCGATCTGCACAGTTCTGTGATCGTGATCGGTCCCGGCACTGCTGATCTTCGAGAACACGACACTGTAAGTGTCGTGATCTGCGTGAAGGGCCTGAACCGATGAGGTCACCGAGTTGACCACAGCAGCCAGTGCGCTCGCAGAACTGCCGAAGGCAGCCTCCGCAGTCACGCGCTGCTTGGCTTGATCGGCGTCCCAAGACTGACTAGCCACAATCTCGCGCTTGCTGCCAAGGGCAGCAAGTTCAGCGGCAAAGTCGGTTGTGAAACAACCGGACTTGCGCCACATATCTGTGAGCCAAGGCACGGGGTCGGCATCCGGCTTTGCCGGTGCCGCTAGGTCCGTGACCCCTTTTGCGTTTAACACTTCGTGTTACCTGCCTTTCTCTTCGCTTTAGCGAAGGGCTGCGTTGATGGTGAGCATGGCCTTGTCGATGTCGGAGTCACCGTCACCTTCGGTGGACATGCCACCTTCGTAGACGAAACCTACTTCGTAGGCTTCGACTGGCGTGAGGCCATTGCTGATCGCCTCACCGACGGCAACAAGTTGCCGTGTGCTAGGGCCGACTGGAAGGTCACCCCGGTTGGCCATTGCCCTGAGTTGCGTGGCAACCTGAGCGACTTTCGCGGCTGTTGCCGCAGGGACTCCACCCTGTTCGGCGATGATCTGGGCTTCCACCGTAGGTGAGGGGTAATCCACCATGACCCAAGACTTGACCCTGTTGCTCACTGCTCGGTCGAGCGGGAGGGTTCCGTTGAACCCCGTGCCTATGTTCGCGGTGAGGACAAACATGACCATCGGGTCAACAGTGATGCTCTTTCGAGCATCAGGGATGTAGACCGTTCCGTGCCCATCTAGCAAGGCTAGAAGGGCATTGAGCGCACCGGCTGTGTCGGCCCGTGTGACCTCATCTATCAAGATGAGGCGAGGGATGCCGCCGTAGATGCCGTTGGCGTCGATAGCCACCGTCAAATCCGAAGGATTGAAGCCTGTGACTGACGCGCCGTTGGACTCTGTGAGTCCTACGGTCCCGTACCAGTCACCGAAATCCCTCATGCCCTGAGTCTCGAACTTGGCGAAGGGCAAGCCCTTCGTCACCGCGAGGTCCATTGCAGCGAGAGTCTTACCGGCCCCAGAGGGGCCACGAAGAGCAACGATGGTCAGTTTGCCCTTGGCAAACCCGTTGTAAGCCGCAGCGAGTCGGCGTTGGACCGAAGGGTCCGTGTGGACTGCGTACGGCTTAGAGGCCAACTCGGCGAAGATGCCGGGATGGGTTGCTGGGAGCACCGAAGGCTTTGCCTTCGGTGTGGGAATGGCGGTCTGAACAGTGGGTGACCCCTTTGGGGTCACAGGGGGAGCAGCAATCGGGCCACTTGACCCTGCTACTGGCCCCGTAGGGGCCACTTGCTGCCGGATTGTTGGGGTCACCGAAGAGCCTGTCCGGGGGCGGGCAGTTCTGCGCTTGGGGGCGCTGCTCTTCGAGAGTGGAGCGAAACCGGCTGAAATGTTGGTGTCCATCGCCACGGGAGTGGACTGAACAGTCCACCGCGTGAGGATGTGAGCCGAACCGACTCCGACATTGACCTTGGCCAGAACTGGCAGGTCATACGCACGTCGGTTACTTGTAACCGACACGCGCTTGGTGCGCCAGTTCATACCGACCTTGATGGGCCGGATTGACGAGGCAGTGAACCCTGCGCGGTGGACGGTGAAACCGGCCACAAGGCGGTTCACGCGAGAGGTCACTTCCGGCTGGCAACCCTTTGCCACTGCCACTGACAAGTCAGTGAAGTAGGGGGTTCCATTGTCGTCGCCGACCGACAGCAGCAGAACGGCTTGCACCGCGCCCTGCTCGGAAGCGACGGTTATGCGAACGGCTGAAAGCGGTGCGCCAACCGTGGCGACCTCAGTGAGCCGATCAGCAACAGGGCGAAGCCCTGTAAGTGTGGGAACCACATCGTTAAGATGTGGGGTGGCGAGTTTAGCCACGGTGGCAATCCCTTTCTTGGCCCCTTGGGGCCACTTCGCTTGGGGTCAGACCGGCTGTTGCTCCGGCTGTTCTAAAGAACACTTGTATCATATCACTCTTGGCACCCTGTTGTCCTTTTGGTCCCTACGCAAACCGCAGGGAGAACGCGCGCTGTTTCACGCGCCGACGGCGTGCGAGGCCTTGTTCGCTTTCGTGACTCCTTTCGGTGACTTCAATGACCTCTCTCCCCCCTTCGGGGAGAGAGGGTGTCCGGTGTTGGCCTTGTGCTAGCGTGCTGCCCTGCGCTCGTAGATTGGCTTGCCAATCTCGCCGACCGATGCCACCACTGTCTCTCCCCAAACTGGTTCACCGAAGGTGAACATGTCTGGGTTCTCCCCTCTAAAGAGGGGAGCGTGGTAGTAAGCATCCTGCAAAATCCAGTGAAACTCCGGGTCCTTTAGGACCCGCCGCGAAACCTTGTAGACCGTGCCTTCGCTCACGGTGTCCTGCGCTCGCTGACCTTTGGTCAGCAGTGCGTCACCGTAGGCCAGCGCACTGTCTAGCCACTGGATGACCGTCTCCTTCGAGTAGTGGCTGAAAGCCACTAGCGGATGGCACTCGTCGCCATCGTAGATGGCGGTGATGACAGCGACGAACCTCTTTCCCGTGTACTCCGGGTTCCCCGGAGCCAGTTCGTCAATGAGCCTCGCTGGACTGTCAACCACTCTCTTGGTCACTCCCGCTGGAACGCAGAACTGCGCCAGCGCCCTTGGTCCAAGTGGCTTGTTTGACTTGTTCATCGGAACCTCCTTTGCGCTAACCACGGTGTGGTTAGCATCTGCCTGTGCGTTGTTAACCACATCGTGGTTAACACTGGAAGCGACCTTGGCCATTTTCTATGACCCTTTCTTGCCCTTTGGGCACTTGCCGGTCATCTGCCGGACTCCCACCACAATCACCCCACCAGACCGACTCTGGGGTTCCAGCCCCATCCCGCCCGCGCACAGGGACCCTTCAGGGGCGGGCAGAGGAATGGGGTTCGCGCACATGACTTAACCATCTAGATGGTTAAGCGGAGAGAAGGGAAGGGTCGCGCGGTTAACCCCCTTCGGTGGTTAACTGTGAGGCGCGAGGCTGGATCAGGGTGAACGGACGTTCTAATGTCAGTCACTGAGGCCGCCTGTGCGGACGCATACAGGTCACAAAGTACCGAAGGGACTTTGTGCGTGGGCATGACACAGGGAGAGTGCAAAGGTTGGACTTCGTAGTGAGGTGATTGCTCACCCCTTACGGTGAGGGGGGGTATGTCCCTTTCGGTTCGAGGTCATGGGTATGCTACCCACACGTGGATGCGTATACATACGCACATGGCCTCGACTTATGCCCGCCCGGAGCGTGGAACTCTAAGCGACGGATACCCCCATCCCCCCGTGGCTTTTTGCACCATTTCGTCGCCGGAGGGAATGCAACCTGTGGACTTAATGACCTCACATAAAGAACTGGTGTTCTGACGGGCAGGAAGAGAAGCGATAGACTTGACAGAGGGGTATATACTCAGTATTCGTTCACCTGTTCTTAGTTACTTGGGTTCACACAGGTTCTTGGTTACAGTTCAGTCATACAGTTCTTGGGTTCATCTCTCGTAGTAGTCATCCATTACTAGGACTTCAGTACAGTCTTAGTAGTCATCCAGTGGTTCATTCATTCCCCTACTTAGTTATAGGAGTCACATGGACGATCAAAAGAAAGTCACTGCACCTCACTACCACACCACCTGTCGTAACTGTGAGGCAGTCATCATCATGGGCGAGAACATCTACCAGCCCGGTGAATGGCGTCCCTACGAGATAGACGGCAAGAAGCACAACTGCCCACGCAGGCCCGACGAACTCCCTTCTAACCAGCCCGGTGTTCGGATGGACGACCAGTGACCGCCCCCCAGTTCCCGCGCTACGTCCGACGCAATCAGGCGGTCCTCGGTGATGAGCGACCGACTTGGACTCGGCGTCAGCGCAAAGTCGTCAGTCGTGCGTCTCGTATGCTCGCGGATAGGTATGCAATCTCCCGCGTCTACGTCAACGCTGTCGCCCGACGAAATGACATAGTGAGAAGCACGCTCGCGGAGATGACACGTGAACGTCGATGACACCATCACCCAGTTCTGCATCTGCGACGAAGAGATGTGCTGGTGCACCAAGACCAAAGACCTAGAGGTCGAAGCAGTCATGCGTGGTGAGGTCTTTGTCTGTGATGAGTGTCGCAGTGGCGAGCACGTTCTAGAGCGACCACTGGACGTATGAGAGTCCTCGTCACAGGCTCACGCAGAGCGGGCGATCACAAGCGTGGGGTCATATACGCCGCACTTGCCGAGTTGGCGATTGCCTGCGCCCAGAACGAAGAGCCTTTGACCATCATTCACGGGGGAGCCAGAGGCGTAGACGCTATGGCTCACGCTGCTGCCGAGGTCTTGGGTGTGAATGTGTGGTCATTCCCCGCCGAATGGGACCACTACCGCTCGTTGGGTAACCACAAGGGTGCGGGCATGGCTCGCAACATGGAGATGCTGGACTACAAGCCCGACCTAGTGCTGGCATTCCCCGACAACCAGTCAAAGGGCACACTGGGCATGGTCGAGATGGCCAAGGCCAATGGCATCCGCACCGAGGTACGCTGGCTATGAGTCCACTGACTGAAGTGACTGAAGTAGTCGAGCCAGAGCCAAACGACTCACCCGAAGGCAGGGCATGGGTGGCCGTGTCCGTGACGCTCTTCAGTGCGCTGGTGCAACGCGCTCATCCCAAGTTGAGGGTCATCGACTGGGGTGATCCCATTGAGCCGCCCAGTGGCCCGTACTACAACCCCACCGTTCGAGAGGTCGCGTAGCGTAGACTGACCCCCATGACGCTTACGACACACAGGTGCGGGATATGTCACGGGGATGAGAACAGGCGCATCTGGATCAACACCGAGTTGTCGAAGAAAACGCCTCACTCGCGCATAGAGACTCTTAGCCGTCAGCGTGGGTTCAACGTCAAGCGCGAGACGATACGCAAGCACGTCAACATCTGCATCGCCGCAGAGGTGGAGCGCCGCAGCAGCGCAGCGTCCGAACTGGCCAGCGCCCGCTGGTCACAGAAGAGGGGGGCGGGGAAGTCTCAGGGGGCACGCCCAGAGGTTTCTCCGCCCACATCCCCAAGTGAGGCGATTGAGGGAAACCCTGAGACTGAGGTGAAACGGCGCGAAGTGGCCCCAATGCCCTTGCCCGACACCGACGACATGGCTGTCCTAGTCCGGGCCGCTGCGGTCGAGAAACTAAAGGCCGGTGAGTTACGCATCACCACCCAAGATGGCCTCGCTGCCCAGAACCTCTTGGACCGCCGCGAAGAGAAGAAGAAGGACCGTGAGTTGATTACGCAACTCGGCGTACTGCTTTCACGTGGCAGCGAAGCCCCGCCCATGCTCAATGTCACCGAGGGCGAGTACCAAGTAGTCGAAGAACCGCCCCAACTCACAGACGGTCAGTGAGCCTATTGGACGATCTGCCCAAGGGCAGATGGGATGTCCCGTTCTTTGCCGAGAGGTTCTTTGGCGTAAGGACCCACCCCGGCCAGAACGAACTCTTCGAGAAGATCGTCCTCAGAGATATGACCGGCTGGCGTGCGGCGTATCTGACCATCTGCGGCACGTCAGGCAACCAAGCCGGTAAGACGCTGGGCCTCGCGTTGGCCATCGCCCACTCGTGCATCTACAAGATGAACATGCAGCCGCCCGACTGGCAATCAGAAAGTTCAGTCAGGACATGGATGCGTGCGCCGTATGACTGGTGGCACTTCGGCATCCAGCAGGAAGTGGCCGAGTTGGCCTTCGTCCAGTTGGCCAAGTTATTCGAGTCACGCCACGAAGCCCAGCAGGGAAGAGATTGCCCGCTTACCACTGAGTTGGGTCCCGACATCGTTGACTACTCCAAGAAGGAGCGCGGCGAGTACCAGTGGATACGCTTCAACCCCATGATCGGGGGCAGCGAAATCCACTTTCGCAGCACCACCGAGAAGGGCATCGGCACACTCGGTAAGTCCATGCAGGGCGTGAGCATGGACGAGTGCGGCTTCGAGCAGAACCTACCGTTCATCGTCAATGAGGTGTTCCACCTCAGACGTATCGCCACTGGTGGGCAGATGCTTCTCATCTCAACGCCAAGTGAGGGCTTTACCGCCTTCAGTGACGAGTGGGAGAAGGGCAACCCAAAGAACCCACTAAAAGTTCCCGGTCACTACTCAGTCAGGATGAGCACCCGGCAGAACGTCGGCTACGGCATCGACATCGAGACATTCAACTCACTCGTGGCCTCTATGCCCCCGGACCTGATACCACAGAACATCGACGGTGAGTTCATCCAAGGCTCCAAGTCGTTCTTCAACGCAAGTGCGGTAGACGCAGCCTTCCTCGCAGCCCTGCCCGCCAAGGTCATCGCCCAGAAGGACCACCGCTACATCAACGGCCTCGACCCGGCGCTTACCTACGACAACACCTTTGACATCACGCTCGATGTCACCGACCGCAACAACGTGGTCGGCGTGGATATAAAGCGACTTCAGGGCAAACAGCAGACGATCACCGTTGTCGGCCTCGCACATGACCAGCACGCTGCGTATGCTGCCAATGGGGCCACCGTAACGACCGGCGTGGATGTCACGGGCTATGGCGGCAAGATCATGCGCGAGATGCTGTCCGGTATCCCCGGCCTGAAGAGCGTCGAGTTCGGGGGCAGCCCTAAGAACAAGCACCGGCTGCTCATGGATGTCAAGTCGATGATCGAGAAAGGCCAGATCAAGTTCCCCAGATCGGGCCTGTGGTTGGAGTTGCGTCGTCAACTGCTTGCATATCGCCTACAAGATCGTAAACTGTCGCAGGATGCGGTCATGGCCCTCGCCATCGCCGTGAGACTGGTGACCAGAACACCTGAAGGTAAGGTGTCCTCGTCGCTTCCGTTCTCGTACTTCGAGCCAGAGGCACCCGCCCCTCGCAAGAAGGCCGAGGGAGAATACTGGGACCGCCTGCGACGCCGAGGGGTGTGGCAGAAGATAGGTGACCACACCGAATGGCCATCGTAGCCTTCCCCCAAAGGCCGGTACGACCAGATCACATCCTCACTCTCGAACGCGCCCACCGCGTATCCGTCGCCTTCAACGCGCCTGAGTCCATCCTGCTTGCCGAAATCAAGAACCGGCGCTTGGAGAAGATGCAGGAGATGTCGCGTTTCGGCGACCTGTGTGACCGCTATGACAACCTGTACTACCCGAACGACATCAACAAGACGGGTGGCGCGGATCACAACCCCAATCACGAGACGCGCAAGGTGCCGGGGCGTGTGGCCATCAGCCTCAACGTGTACCCCGAATACGTGGACATCCCGGCCTCGCTTCAGACCGTCGAACCCATCGAGAACGTCCTACCCCTCGAAGAGACGGAGCCTTCCCGCCAAGTAGCCGCAGCCGTCGAGCGCGTGTACTTCGCTTGGAAGGACGAGGAAGAGTTCGAGTTGAAGTCGCACAAGGCGTGCATCGTCAAGGGCATCTATGGCCGCACCGCCGCCAAGGTGTACTGGGACGAGGACTTGGAGCGCCCACGGGTGCAGGTGGTGGACCAGCCGCGCAACCTGTGGCTGGGCTGGGCGACCGAGGACTACGAACGTCTTGACTGGGTGATCTACTCCTATCGCATCTCACTCAGTGAGGCTATTGCCCAGTACGGCATCGACTATGACCTGACAGAACTAGAAGAGGGTGACCACAAAGTACGGGTACCCTCACTCCGAGCGCGGAGCCGTGATGTTCTGACAGAGCAGCCGCGCTCAATGCAGACCCGCGAGTGGATACACGACGAGCAGTACATGGTCGAGTGCGTCGATTACTGGTACCGCCAGCCCGCCGAGGGAGCCAGCATCACACCCGGCGAAAAGACCAAGATGGAGACGTGGAACGCCATCTTCGTGGGCAACTTCTTGGTCAAGGACATGCCCCACAAGGAGTACGGCGGCGAACTGCCATACGTCCCACTCTTCAACACCTACATCCCCGGTGTGCCCGACGGCAAGAGTGAGTTCTATGACATAGAGCAGATCATTGCCGAGAAGGAAGAGCGCCTTCAAGAAGGCGGCCAGATGATCCGCTCTGCGGTGAAGGGCCAGAAGTGGCAGTTGCGTGGGGCTGAAGCCCCCGATGTGGTGCCATTGGGCCTGAAGCCCAAGGACGACACTGTGGTTGCGCCCGGTGCTGGCAACTGGATCGAGAAGATCGAGCCGTTCCTTCCTGAGTTCCAGTTGGAGCAGTACCTAAATCGCTTGGACAGAGAACTCGTGGATGTAAGTGGCCTCAATGACCTCTTGCGTGGACTGGCCCCACAGCAAGTTCTCTCATCTTCCAAAGCCATTAACGCCCTCGTCGCCAACTACGAAGCGCGTATTCGTATGAAGCGTGACCTGTATTACCGCTGGCGGCGCAAGACATGGACACTCGTTCAGCGCGTATGGGGCATGAAGAAGAGTGAAATCGCCGAAATCTTCGCCAGCGCAGGGCGCTTGGTGGTCGATGCTCCGTCAATCACACCACGCGACGACCTAGAGACAGCGACGATGGCCTTGAACTTGATGAACGGCAAGGCGTGGTCGCAGGCGCGGGCAATGGATGTCACTGGCGTGGACGACCCAGAGGCCGAGCAGGACTTGATCCGGGGCGAGCGCACCGACGCGGCGATGTTCCCGGCAGATGTTCAGGTCCAGATGAGCCTCATGGCTATGGCCCAGCAGTTGGGTGTCCAGCAGCAGCAACAGCAGCAGCAGCAGGCCCAGCAGCAGGCGGCTCAGGGTCAGGCTGCCCAGCGTGCCTCGATGGGTGGGCAGGAAGGCATGCCCATGATGAATGGCGAGGGAGAGCAGCCGGTGCTGCCGCCTGAAGGCTTGCCGTCCAACGCGGGTGGCCTGCCGCCAGCGGGACCGGGCGAGAACTTCTTGGCCCAGACACAGGTGCAGGGCGGTGAGGCCAATAACCGCTTGCTCTTGCAGACGCCCATCCAGCCTGAAACAGAGGGTGGCGGTGGCTACTGATGGCAAGACGAGGTAGGTTCGGGAGACTCCCCCGCCGCGCACCTGATCTGACCGGCGCAATCGTGGCGATGATGCGCGAATACTGGAACACCCAAGAGAACATCATGGTGAGTTCTTGGCGTGAGGGTGGCGAGGTTGACGGCAAACAGGTCACGGATGAGCGGCTTCTAGAGTTCTGGAAGGAACGCCGCGATAGCGTCCAGAAGGACGACCCGCTGTGGGACTACTACGACCAGCAGCACGACCAGTACAAGTTCGCCATCGAAGAGTCGAAGGTCGGGCTGGCGTATGCCCAGCACAAGATGTCGGCCAAGGAAGTGGCCAACTGGTACAAGGGGCAGGGCCAGAACTACGTCAAGAACTCCGAGATGTACCGCACCGTCATGGGGCAGGCTGCCAAGTTCCTAGACGCCGCCAAGGCGTCGAGCCGCGCATCCAGTCAGGAGCGTCGGCAGAAGGCGTACGTCCAGCAGCGCAACCAGTTGCAGAAGGACTACCTGTGGCCATCTGAAATCACGATGGGTGGTCTGACCCAGATACTTCAGGGCTACGGCATTCTCACTGGGCCGCAGAACCAAGTGCAGATGAACCCTGAAGGCACTGCAATGGGGTCACCTGAAGGCGAGCAGTTGGGCAACATCTCGGTGGCCGGTGATGTCGAGCAGTGGGACGAAGTGCTGGCTGCGATCAACACACCCGGCTCGCGCTACTACGACTACTGGCACGATCAGGTCATCCCGCAGGCCCGACGCGAAGGGCTGGACATCAGTGCGCCCTTTGACCAGACCGACATCGACAACGTGTTCCAGCGCACGATGGATGGCTACGACAAGGCCATTCAACTGGCCAAGCGGTTCAACGATGTGGCCCCATCGAGCGAGTTGGCCAATCTCTACGGAGCCAAGCAGACCACGCTGACCAAGTGGCAGTTCATGGCCACGATGGACGAGGCCAACATCTACGTCCAGAACCGAAAACTTCTGAATGATGTCTTGGGCGATCCAGCAAGTGACCCGTTTTCGCAGATGAAGGCCATCACTGACTACTACAACCAGAACGAAACCCTGATGAAGCGGGTGGGTGACCAGAACCCACTCTTCACCTCGTCACTTCTGGGCGAGCAGAGGGCGCTACTGGGTAATCCGGGCGGCTTCGCGCAGACCATCTGGGAAGGCGCATTGCAGTCACCGTTTGCGGGCAGCCCGACGGGTACCAGTTCGGCCAATGGCGAGGCTGCACTGATGGCCAATAAGTACACCGAGATGCGCGACATCATCGAGAAGGTGTCGGCGGGCACGCATCTCTTGGGCAAGGACGCTGACGGTCAGTGGAAGGCGCTGACGTTCTCTGAGATGGCAGCCCAGTTCGGCGGTCAGTTCGTGGTCGTGCCGAAGAAGATGAGCACCGTGCTGCTGACGCCCGCCGCAGGACAGGCGAACTCGATCTTGCCACCGCGTGGTGAGGCTGATCCCGACCACGGCCTGCTGGCCAAGGCTGATGCCGTACCGATTACTGCTTCGTATGGCATGGCCTTCGGCGTCATGCCCATCCTGTCACGTGCGCGTGCCCCACAGGTTGACCCACGCACGGGACGCGAGATGGGTGAGGGCATGACCCCAGCCGACGACCCACAGATAGGCATGGTTGCCTACCTGCCCGATGGCAACGGCCAGAACACCGTGCCGATGTATGGCATCTACACCGATGGTGGCGAACTGCGCTGGTCTGCCGAGTCACCCTTTGGACCGGGTACTACCACGTCACGCACCGCAGCACTGGCAGGCGGGCAGGAGGCGCTGGTCGTGACAGGGCTGCCGACCGAACAAACAAGCATCAACTACATCCAGAGGTCGGACGCTAATGGCGTCGAGCATCTGATTACCCAGCCAACATCGGTGCCGCTTGGACCGAATGACCGGCTGGTCGAGACGCGCTACCAGACCCAATCGGTCATCAGCCCGTTCGCCAGCCGTGACGGCAATCCCGCTTCGTTCCTTTCTCCGGGCTTGGGCTACATGGCGAGGAACCAGACTGGCCGCGAAGAGATGGCTGGATGGACGGCTGACGAGACGTTCCGGGCCTTTGCTGGTGACCCCTTTATCGAATGGGGTAACCCCGCCAAGACGGCTGAGTTCTGGCAGGATGTCGGCGCAGTCCGGGCTTCGGTGCAGGCCAGCAAGTCAAGTGACCCCAATGCACGTCTGAACAGCGAGATAGCGTTCTACGGCGAGGTCAACAAGGCACGTAATGGTGACCTGTACGCAGGTGACATCTGGGCTACCGCCATCAACGAGAGGCAGCGTGGTCTGTTGATCGGCTCAGAGGTCGCGGAGCGCACTGCCGCAGGCACCGCAGCCAACCCGGCATGGCGTGACCTGTCGAATGTCTTGGGCGGCATCGGCGCAGCGGCAGCACCGGGCGAGTCACGTCCCGGCCCGTTCGGTATCCCAGTTACAGCGGGTGGTCCGACTCACCCCGGTCCATACGGCATCCCGGCCCCGAACTCACCGATCCGCAACACGCTGATTAACAACACCATCCTCAGCCCCAACATCTTCTCCGGTACGCCGAGCGGGGCTGACCCGGTTACACCACGGATCAACGTACCCACGCAGCAGATCAAGATGCCCGCGCCGCCCACGCCGATCAACGCAGGCAAGTCGGGCGATGGTGGCTTGATGCCAACGCCCAACATGCCCAACCCGCGTACGCCCACATCACCGACTGCCCCCGACCTGACGCCACCCATGCTGCCGCCTGCGCCGAACCCGAACATTCCGCAACTGCCGGGTGTCAGCCCGCGCCCGCGATTGCCGCATGAGTGGGACCCGTTTGGTCCGGGCGGTAAGTGGTATTCGTGAGCGACCCGTTCAGGAACTACGGCTCACCCAGTAACCCAACCGGCTTCGGTGGAACTCGTCCTTATGGGTACACGCCCGCCGACCTGATGAACCCAATGACCGCACAGGCTCTCATTCGGCCTATGTCGTATGCCCAGACATACGGGCCACCGAGCCTGTCGGCCTTGCCCAGCGCAGCCAAGCCCAAGCCACCGGCAGCAGACCTGTACGAGAACATCGGCAAGACCCAGATGAGTCTGGTCGGCCAGCCGTCGAGTGTCGCCCAGCCGGGTGAACTGACGAGGATGCAGCAGGAAGGCATCGACCCATACGCCGCACCGGCACCGCCCCAGATGGGTGCGCTCGAAGCCCTACTGCGCGGTATCACCGAGCAGGTTGGTGGCTTCATGCCTGCCGACATCCGGGCACACGTGGCCAATGGTCTTGGCACGGTGGCAAATCTGCTAGACATCCCCTTGGAGTTCATCGGCAATCAAGCGCAGATACCGCTGCCCCAGTTGGCGGGCGCACCCGGCCACGACCCGTTCGCTGGCAAGGCGCAGTTCTTTGAGAGCCTGCCCGAAACCGAGGCGAAGAAGCAGGCCGAGGACGCGATGAAGCGCGACCCGATGAACGCCCTCTTCTACATGAGCCAATACTTCCAGTTCAACGAGACGGAGATTGCTCACGGGCTGGGTGTGAGTCCTTTGGTGGCTGACTACTTCGTGCCGTCGAACAACCTTGGTGACCAAGTGATGCGCACCTTGGGGTTACTCGGCCTGCCCAGCCGATTGGTGTCGCGTACCTACTCCGAGACGAGCAGCCGTAACGCCGAAGGGGCGATCCTGAACGCGCCAATGGAGTCACTGAACCCTGAACTTCAGCGCATCCGCACCGAGTTCGAGGAAGGCAAACTCACTCGCACCGAGTTCTACGACACCATCACCCTGTCGGGCTTCGGGTTCAACAACAACATCTACGAGAACATGGTGTGGGAGATGGTCACCGACCCACTGCTGCTGGCCTCAATGGGGTCCGGGTTGGCGCTCAGGGCGGCCTCGACATCAGGTCGGCTGGCGATGATTAACCGGGCCGTCGCCGCCGCGCACAGGGGGTTGGACGTTGCTGAACTGGGCGAGATGAAGTCCTTTGCCCTTGGCAGGATCATGGACGACTGGGCCGTGCGCGGTATGCCGATGGGTGCCGACGATGCCCAGCGATTGGTCAAGCCCGCGCACGAGTTCGAGTGGCTTCAGAAGTTCAAGCCGGAGTACGAGCGGGACGCGCTGGCGAGCATGGGCGCTCGCGGCAGGGCGATGGTTGCATTGGACCCACTCATTCAAGGTGCGGCTGAAGTCTCGCGGGTGCTGAACTCGCCCTTCGATCTTTGGGGCCACATCACCAACAAGGGCTTCAAGAACGGTCAGCGCATCGCCGAGTTCTCATCGGGTGCGTCGGTCGAGGGCATGTTCCAAGCGTACGGACCACAGCGCATCCAGAGGGTGCAGGACCTCTTCGAGTCCATCGGCGTGAGCGACCAGTTGAAGGAAATCTTCGGGCGCATGGGTGCCAACCTCGAAGTCGCGGTCGGCAAGGATGGTCTATCGCGGATGGCAACCGAGGCCAAGACCGTGCCCTATGCCATGCCCGACCAGATACTCCGTGCTCAAAGTGAGGTCTATCACTCCCGGCTGGCGCTTCAGGTTGAGGGCTACATGCGCCGAGTGATGACCCAGTTCCTTCCGACATCGAGGTTCGGCAAGGAAGCAGCGGAACAAACAATGGAGAAGCAGCGTGCAGTGGCCCGTTTGCAGTTAGAGGACATGTTGGGTCCGGCTGCTGATGAGGCCAAGATCGCCGCACTCGTGAAGGGTGCCGACAACGAGATGCTGGCGCTCATCGAGCACATGCGCTTCGGTGGTCCGGTCATCAAGAAGTTCATCGGTGCCCGCACTCTGGCGCGTGGTGCGAAGAGCGACAAACTTGCGCAACTACGCAACAAGTTGGCAACGGGTGGCAAGGGCGGCACGCCGATGTCCAGCCCGGTGCGTATCGAGCGCATCAACAAGAAGATCACCGCGCTCGAAGGGGCCGAGGAACTGTGGGGTCGGGCTACGCTAGTGGGTCCCAAACACCTCACTGACATAGACAGCAAGCGCATCCGTCGCCAGTTGGCACGCGGCAACATCAACGCTGCACGTGAAGCGGTGGAGCAGTACGAGGTGCTGTTCAACAACTTCGCGGCCAAGGGTCTGGACGATGACGAGTTGGTGCGCAACCTCGACACCTTCCTTCAGGAGTTGGAGAAGTCGGGTGGCCTGACGCGGCTGGTCAAGCGTGATGAGTTGCCTGCCGAACTGCGCGAGTGGTTCGATAACGAGAAGGCGTTTGCCGACCGGGCTGGCATCGAGGCGCAGTACCGAGTGGGCATCTCGCCAGAGGCCGACCAGCGGTGGCGGGCGGTGCGTAACCCAGAGGGTGACCTGATTGGCGTTAACGCATGGGCTGATCTTGTGCCCGACGTGGCTGATGTGCGCAGCGTCAACTCGTTCAACCGCATCCGTGATCGACTGTTCCGTCCCATCCGTGGCGAGCGTCACCTTGAAGAGTCACGCCGTGACTTCAGGCGGCGGGCTGTCGAGGACTACGGACTCTCACGAAGTGAGGCCAATAGCCTGTTCGGTGCGATCAGGCGCAAAGCAGGGCAGGCCAACACCATGCCTCGTGGCCTGATGGGCACCGAGTTGGAGGACCTGCTGTCGGAGATGGGCTTCAATGACGCCACCAAGCAGCGTCTCGGCTCGCGCGGCATGGCACGGTTGGTGGCCAGCGCGTTCGAGGGCGACACCTTCACGGTCGGTATCACCCAGAAGATCAGCGGCAAGATGAAAACGGGCAGCGCACGTGGACCGGGTAACAACTGGCTGGGCGTGGTGTCTGAGCGCCTGTACCCACTGGCCCGCTTCCAGTACAACCCCATCTTCTTGATGCAGGAAGCAGCCGAGCCGTTCTTCTGGAACATCCTGCGTGGCGTTCGACCGGGTATGCGGTGGAGCAAGGAGGACCTGAAGTCCTTTGAGGCGCTGCGTCGAGCCGGGTTCCTTGGGGAGTGGGCTGACCAGTGGGAGTACACCCCGGCGGCGCTGTCGCTGCTTGGGGCCACCGAGGCGCGGCGCGTTGCTGGTGCAGGCACCCAGATTGGTCGGGAGTGGAGCAACAGGCTTATCGGCGAGGGCCGCAAGGTGAGGTCATTGGCCGAACTGAAGCGACTGAACTATGTGCGTCAGCACTCCAAGAGTTTCGGCGAGTCGTTCAAGGCGTACGTCGATGACTTGAACCCCAACCTGTGGGCTGAATGGACACGCGCCGCAGGCAGCACCGATCCCACCAGAGTCGGCAACTGGTACTGGCTGAACAAGGCGTTCAACACACCGGAGTCCGAACTGCGCGATATGCAGCGGTTGCTCATGGACGCCAACCTGCCGCGCGAGATGGGTGCCAGCGCCAAGCAGATGCCGCTTGCCCTTGCCCGACACCACAACTTCAACGACTTCGACTCGCTGCGTGCTGCGGTGCGCTCTGGTGAGTACACCGAAGAGCAGTTCCGCAAGAACATGGTGGACATCGCCGAGGATGTCTACGCCGATAGAGCGTGGGCAATGGCCTCACACATCGGTCCCAAGAAGTTCTGGGAAAAGAGTGGTGATGCCTACGCGATGGCGCGGGGCAACACCCGTGAGGCCAAGCGTGAGGCCAGCGCAGTGATGTCGTCCATGAGACGGACCATGAGTCAGTTCGCCGACGTGCTGGGATACACCGAAGAGGAATACATCTCACGCTTCATGTCGAAGCCGATGAAGCATCTCGACTCGAACAAGAAGGTGCCGCGTGGTGCTCACTACCAGTTGGTGGACAAGGACAACACGCTGAAGTTCTACGGCCACGAACTGCGACCGGGCAGCGACCCGGTAGTGAGGGCAATCAGCCGAGACGCAAGAGCCATCTCTGGTACGCCGGTCGGCAGCGAAGCCGAGATGCAGCGGCTCATCGAAGAGGCGTCAGGCCCGACGATTGGCTTCAACGCTTGGCGTGGTGGGCTGTGGGATGAACTGAAGGCCAAGGGAACCCATGTCCCGCAAACAGGCCACTACTACCGAGCCATGAGCGAGGCCGAGTACAAGGCTGGGATCGAAGCCGGTACGTTCAAGCCGTTGCTGGGCGACGACCTGTACGTGACCAACGACCCTGACCGCTTGGCTGGTGGTGCCTACGGCGCGAAGGGTGGCGGGTACATCGTTGAGATTGACCCCAGCGTGCAGACGCACAAGACCACCTCACGCACTGTCGCTGGCCTTGACGAAGAGGCGGTGTCGTCCATCGAGGCTAGTCAGATCACCCGCGCTTGGCAGTGGGACGCTACAGCCAAGGATCACCTGCCGGTGGGCGCAAAGGGCGTCAGCGCAGAACCGACCGGCGAGACGAGGCGCATCACAGGTGCGGCCATTGACGGTAGTTCTGATGGCAATGGCGCTGACCTGAGACACATCGCAGGACCGGGGCTGGATTACGACTCACTTGCCGAGATGGCAGAAGTTCTGCTTGGTTCAGACCAGATCAACCGCATAGTCGAGGGCAACCGCAACATCCCCTCGCTGTTCGGCATGATGGTCGATCAGTTGCCAGATGACGTGGTGTGGCGCTTCACGCAGGACCACATCGCACAGCCCGGTGACATACACGAACACCGCCTGCGCGTGGAGCGACTGCGGGGCAAGAGTGTTCTTGAAATCCAGAGTGATCTAGGGTCCATCACCGGCACGTACGGTGGGGGAACGATGCAGGGTGCGGCAGCGTCGGCAGGCCAGTACATCGCAGAGAACCTGACGCCGGGGTCGGGCAGCGACTACTTCTCGATGAACGCAGGGGCCATCAAAAGCATCATCAGGAAGATGAAGCCCAAGGACCGGCCCAAGGCCGCTCCGAACTCAGGCGTACACGTCGTCGCTGACCAGATGCCCGGTGAGCCGGAGCGCCACTACTTCGGTTGGTATGACGAGAACGGCGACTTGGTGTCCACGGTCAACATCACCAAGAACCTTGACCTGATCGAGCGCGGCGTTCGTGCGCCGATGACGCCCGGTGGTCCAGTGCAGAGCGTGGACGTGAGCCGCCAGTACCTCGAAGGGCTGAACACGCCCAGCGTGCCAGTGACTCGTTTCCAGATGCAGCAGGACGAGATGTCGCGCTGGCGTGCAGCGGTGGATGCCCGCACGGATGTCACAACTCGGCGTGAAGATGCGATGGATGAGGTGTATCGAAGTTTCCCGGTGGATCAGCGATCCAATGTAAGTGACCTCATTTCGTCACGGGCAGAGGACTACTACGACGCGATTGGGCAGGGGCTACCCGTGCCGCCACACCCCGGCAGGGTTGGCTTCCCCGGCCTCAGTGATGAGGATTACAGCCGAGTTATCAGTGCGGTTGACGATGCGTTTGCGGCGCATCCTTGGACGCCACAGCCACCGGCCCCACGGAGCGTCCAGTCATCTCTCTATGGCGGCACGCAGTCGGGCTTCCCGATGGTGCAGCAGCCGCACGTGGGCATGGTCGGCACAGACCTAGCCCATCACGGGCAGGGCTACTACTCCAAGTTGGTCGAGTACATAGACCAAGAGGGCACGTTCAACTGGGCCGATGTCACAGGCCGTGGCTCGTATGACCTGCCCGGATCGAAGGCCGCACAGTCGTGGCTTCAGAAGAAGGACCACGCCTCACTGGCCGAGGCCCGTCAGGCATTGGCCTCACGGATACTGGCTGGCTTCTCGCACCTCGTCCACCGCGAGGACATGGACCCAAGTGAGGTCATTCGCACAATCCAGTCGGTTCTAGAGTCAGGATCAGGCAAGCATCCCCGTGCTGTGCCCGCCTCGCACCTCGCCATCGAGCAGATGTTGGACTTCGCCCGTATCGGTGGCGACGAGATAATGCCCAACTGGCGACAGCGTGCGTCATTGGAGTCACTGATCCATCCCAACTCACGTCAGTTGGACACGATCAACCCCTCGATGGAAGGGGCGCGAGCGCACGGGTACTTCGAGTCACCCAAGCCGGATGGCTGGGACGAGATGAGCGCAGCCGAAAGGAAGGGCTGGCAAGAGGCAGACGAAATCATCGCAAGGCGGGGCGGTAAACTCGCCGGTCCTGCCAGCCGGGTGATACGAGAAGGGACCACTGACCCGGAAGAGATGCTGCAAGCCCTGATGGGCGAGACGCTGCCATACCCCTCGCCGTCGGCGACAAAGCAGGGCATAACCCCGGCCATGTTCGCCAAGATGCAGAAGGACTACCGCCAGTGGGCTGGTGAGGCCAATGCAAACGCTTGGGCAGGGCGCACGGACTGGACGGCAGCCGATATGCAGGCCGTCAACATCGCTCGCTACAAGGCTTTCGCCAACAAGAGTGAGGGCTATGGCGCTGAAGGCTTGATGAACAAGCAGTACGTGGCCATGAACTTCGAGTTGGAGCCACACCCCGGCACTGACTTCTACGAGGCGTTCCCGCACCGTTCTGCGTTGGAGTCTGCGGGCCATCAGTGGCATCCCGAAGAGGTGCGTGCATGGAACGAAGGCTTGGCCAAGGTGCAGGGTGACGTAGGCCGCTGGTGGGCCAGCGTCGTGGGAGAAATCTCAGGCGTGTCCGTAGTGCAGGTATCCGTTGGCGAGGGCAAGCACCACGTCAACGTGCGCCATCCTCTGGCGGGGCCGACCACCGAGCAGGAGATAAACAACTTCGCCGATGAGGCACGGCGCATGGTGGGCAAGGACGCCTACGACACGATGATTGCCAACGACGAATGGGACGAGTTCGTTGATGACTTCATCAAGGACAACAGCGTGGACGACGAGCAGTGGCAGGCATACGGGCCACAGGTGAGCATCGTCATCACTGGGTCACCCGAAAGCATCGAGGCCGCCGTGGCTGCGACTGGCTCTGCCTTCCAGCGCGGTGAGGTAGTGGCCTCATACGTGGACTACGCCACCACTCCGGGCAAGTACGTCAAGAACGAGTGGGATCAGGACTGGGTGACGGACTTCATCGTGCCCAAGGACGTGTCCGAGAGCCTTGTCAACAAGATGGTGGACAAGTTGTGGATGGATGACGACCTCGTGCGCCAGTCCATAGTGATGCCAAACGGTGACCGGGCGATCAGGGTGTTCCACGAAGTAGGCTCCGTCACCGAGGACGGGCTGAACGCATTGAAGCCACTTGACGACCCGGCCATCCTCGAACTGCGGGCGATGGGCGTGACCGACCAGCGTGGTCTGGTTGACATGTTCCGCCAGCAGATGGACATTGGTGCCGACCGAACGTCCGAGTTTATGAAGTTGATGGAAGAGTCAGGAGAGTTCGTAGATGGCACAGGAAGAACCGTCAGCAGGAGCAACTACTCCCAGTGGGAGTGGGACACCCGCCTCAGATGGCGAGCAGACACCATCGCCGACCCTTGGATCAGGGCAGCCGACAAGTACCCCCACGTCGCAACGGCGCTGCGCAATCGGTACCGTGGTGAGGCGCTCGCGCACGCAAACACCGCCTACTGGCAGCACCTCGGAGACTTCGTTGAGGAATGGCGAGCCAGAGACGTAAACCTGCCGCCGCCCATTAGGGGCTGGCACTACCAGTTGTCGCCCAAGGGTGTACGTGGCGCAACCAAGATCGACTCTGACCTAGACGCCAGCATCTTCCTGATGAACAAGGTTGGGCCTGACACCATCCCGCATGAGTTGCTGCACCAGATGGTGCCGCACTTCGAGGACTCCATGATCGAGGCCATCAGTGACGCCTATTCGGCGGCCACCGGAATGCGCCGCTACAAGCGCACGGTCAATGGCAAGAGCGTCCTCGCTGACCGACAGGAAGAGTGGCTGGCCGAGCAGTTCGTCAGGTATGTGACCACTGGTGAGGTCATTAACTCCCGGCTTCAGTCGGCCTTCAACTTCATGGGCAAGTTGGTCCAAGAGCACACCAAGGTCAAGAAGTTGTCCGAGGCGCACCCGGATGCCAAGGCGCTGTTCGACCAGTTGTTCGGGCAGGAGAACCACACCCTGTCGGCGGTGCCCTTCAACCCCGACGAGTACCGCATCTTGGCGATGGCTCGCTACTTAATGTCCGAGGCTGAAGAGCAGGCGCATACGAGTCACTACTTCCGACGGGGAAGAAGTTTCCTCGAACGCTCCGTCAACCACCCGTATCTGGGCTACTACCCCGCGTCGTACATGTGGGGCAAGGTAGTGCCTGAACTGCTGAGGTTCTTGGTCAAGCAGCCGTTCGGTATCAAGGCACCGATGGCGGGCTACATGATGTCCTCACACGTCAGTCAGGCGCTCCTGCTGCAACTGAACACCGACCCGGACCTGCGTGACTTCATGGAGAAGCACGAGAAGGGCATCCGCTTCTTGCAGATGATGGTGCCCGGTACGCCGTGGGACATCCCGGTCAACTCACCTGCGTGGATACGCCACACCGCAGCCAAGCAGGTCGAGAACGCCGACCGTGTGAGGTTGGGTATCAAGCCCAAGAAGGTGAACCCATTGGGTGAGTTGGCTGATACGGCTAACTACGCACTGGGTGCGGTGAACTTCATCAACACCTTCAATCAGATCGGCAACGAAATCAACGCACCAGCCGAAGAGACAGCAGCGCCCCAACCTTCTACGTCGAGCAATGCGCGGGCCATGCTCGAAGCGTATGGCCTTACTCCGCCCGACCAAGACCTCGCCGATGCCGAGCAGACATTGGCCCCGATGATGCCCTAGTGAGGTGTATCCTCACGCTCATTGACCCCTATTGCATTGGGGTCACAGGAGTAGCAAACTAGGAGACGCTGGATGACAGTCGAGACAACCACTCCGTCCGGGGAACAGCCCGCCACCACTGAACCCGCCGAGGGCACAGCGGTCGTAGAGCCAACGACACCCCGCACGGTCGAGGAAGTCGAGCGCGAGTATCAGGCTCGCATTTCCGGCAAGGACAAGGCACACGCAGAGGAAGCCAAAGCCCTCCGTGACCAACTCGCTCGCTACCAAGCGACCGAGGAACAGGCACGCAAGGCAGAGGAAGTCCAGCGGCAGCAGAACATGACTGCCGAGCAGCGTATGCAGGATCAGGTCACATCGCTCACGCGGCAGTTGGAAGAGACTCAGCGCAACCACACGGTGGAACTGCGCAAGACTCGCTTCCCCAACGTCTCCGCCGAGTTGGACGATAACGTCCTCGCGGTCGCAGACGAAGGCAAACTGGCGTCGTTAGAAGCGAAGTTGACTGCTGGTCTGGGTGGAAACGTCCCACCATCACTGATCGACAAGAACTCTGTCGCACGAACCGGCAATGGCACCACTTCGCCGCAGGAGCAGACCATCCCAGAGTTGCTGGCGCAACTCGAACGAGAGGCACCTGCTTTCAAGGCTGAGATGGAGGCAATGGGCGTGGGGATGCGACGGGACACATAACCCCTGAAAGGGACTTAAGTGACTACCACCCTCACCACGACGACCAACTTCGATAAGACGGTCACAACGCTGGTGCTCCGCAACATTGCGGAGAACCTGCGCAAGAGGGCGCACTGGCTGGACGAGGGTTCGTGGCTTCAGGCCACGCAGGTACCGGGCACCAACATGCTCCGGTACATCGCCTATGGCGACCTGTCCACCGTCGCTCAGGCGCTATCAGAGGCGACACCGCCTGCTGAGGACGCGCTGACCATCGCCTACGACGAGTTCTACGGTGCCCAGTACGGGCGACTCGTCGGCATCTCGGACATCGCTCTGATGCAGTCGCCGCACAACCTCGCTGCTGTGGCAGCCGAACGTCTCGCGTTCAACGCGATAATGACGCTCGACCGCTCCATTGGTGAGGCGAACCGTGACTACATCACGGCCCCGTCCACCATCTTTGCGGGCGGCTTCGCCTCTCGCGCCACTCTGACTCAGGCGTCGGGCACGTACCTGACGATGGCGCTGGTTCGACGCGCTGTCACAGAACTGCGTGCGGCCAATGTGCCGACGTTCCCCGATGGGACGTACCACGCCAAAATCCATCCGTTCGTCGCACGCGACCTGATGGAAGAGTCGGGCACTGCCGGTCAGTGGCTCGACATCAACAAGTACACCGGCACCACGGAAATCAAGGCGGGAGAGATTGGCACCATGCACGGTGTCAAGTTCTTCGAGACGAACAACGGCACGTACATCGGCAACGGTGGCGCGGCGTCTGCTCACATCTTCCGCACCCTGATCTACGGGCCGGGGTACTTCGCCTTCGGCGACTTCGACTCCATCGAGGCATACATGGTCCGACCGGGCGGTGACCACACCGACCCGCTGGCCCAGAAGATGCTCATGGGATGGAAGGGCTTTTGGGGTTCCCAAGTGCTCGACATCTCAGGCGTTGGACCGAAGTTCCGAGGCATCGACTCCGTTTCCTCAGCAGCGGCGGCTGGCTAAACTAGCCGACAGGGGGCTGGCTCTCCTTCGCGGGCCAGCCCCCTACTACTGAGGGCGAGATGACGGCATACACGCCACCTACGCAAGAGGTGCTGCGGGCCTCGATCAGTCGTGACCTGCACGACCCTGAGAACAGGGCGTTTAGCACCACAGAGGTGAACGACCTCATCAACGGCGGCATCGCTGAACTCAATCGGCTTGTGCCGAAGGAGAGCAAGGCCGACGTGGTGCTGGTGGCTGACACATTCACCTACGCCATGAGTGGCCTCATTGACGACATCTTCCGTGTCGAACTGTGGCGGCCCAACTTCGCCTACCAGACGCTCCCTCGACACAACGGTGACGAGATGCTGTCGGGCTGGGACTACTTCAACGGGGTGCTCATCCTGCCCCGTGGCCTGTTCTTCGACACCGATCAGGACACGCTCACCGTGTGGGGCTACGCAGAGCGTGACCCGCTGTATGACGACTCCGAGGTGCCCGACATCGACCTCGATGGCGAGTACGTCATCCGCTCGTACGCCCAGTTCACCTGCTTCCAGAGACTCATCATGTCGCGTGCCCTGTTCCAGCAGTGGCAGACTGACGCCAACAACACCGATGTGAGCGCAACGCAACTCCTTGGCATGGCGGCGACTTACGCCAATGAATGGCGCTCGCTTCGCAGCCGAGTGAGGCGATTGCGCAGGCCGAGTTAGCGCATGGACCTCACTAGGCCCGTCACATACCGCAACTTCGAGTTGAACACCCCGGTCAACGAGGGTGGCAACACGCCTATCGACGGCTGCCAGATAGACGACGTGGACTTCACCCCCATCGACGGCTATGGCTACCGCGAGAAGCGGTCACAGTCCGATGGCCTCGACGCCA